GTTTTTGCCTGTCGCGTTGTTTACAACCGTCGATCTACAATTTCTAGCAAATATATTATCGAAGCTGTTTCCTGTTGCTGTTCCGTTTAGGCACAAGCACTGCGGAGAACTGTCGTTCCAGTATGATCCTTTCACGTGATCAATACCCACTACAGAGCCGAAGAAATTGTCGTTACCTTCAACGATAAGCATTCGCACAAGTATCGTCTCGCTTTTCCCGTTGAGAAGAGTAATAGAGTCAAAGTGGTTTTTGTTGCCCGAAACGCAAAACAACTTATCAACTTCAATAGCGTTTGCGTCAATGTTGACTGACCCACACGACAAGTTATCTACTGCACAAGTTACGCAACTCTCATCAGCAGAGCCATTGAAAAGCAACTTCGCAGTGCCTTCCATATCCCAGCGCGCAGACATTTGTAGCCCGTGTGCAGGATAAACGCCCGAGGGGAAACGCAACCCCTTCCCCCAGCTTTGCGCAAAATTGTTCGCAGCCTGAATCGCCGCTGTGTCGTCATGCACACCATCGCCGACGGCACCGAAGTCCTTGACATTCACGACATCAGCAAACCGATCTTTCAGCATGCGCGGCTTCGTCGTGCCTTCTGCAACGACTGGCACGAAGTCGCCGAGGCCATACGGCGTCTCGAAGATTTGAATCTTGCCTTTGCTCTTCTTCACGAAGGCACGGCCGTGTAGATATTCTTTATTCATTTCCCGCTTCCTCGTCTTTGAACCATTCAAGCGACTCTTCTGCTTCTGATGACCAATCCGGATTTTCAAAAATAGCCTCACGCAGAAGCTCGGCGCTTTGCGCCCCCGTTCCGTCGCTATCGAATACGGTGCCGGTTTTCGAGCCCGTGTAAGAAAAGCACTGAATGAGCGGTTTGCAGTTGGCGTATTGTGTTGCGCACAAGCCGTACCCAGAGAATTTCACAATCTTCTCTGCCCCTTCCGGGAAAACAAACGTCGATGCGTCGGACAGGAGGAATATCGAACCCGCGCCATAGGCAGTTACGAACCCTTTCGACGGCAGCTTGCTCCCCGTCAAGCTGAAGTCGAGGCCTGTTGACTGGCACTCTCCGCGCAAAATGTTGATATACCTATGCGGGATTAGGGCAGAACCGTCAGGATCAAACTTTGTTCCCCTTAGATCTATCGAAGAGTTTTCTGCGTTAATGGCAGAAACTACTTCTGAATACGAGTCCAGTCCCTTTACCGTAACCTCGCCGATGCGAACCGTCGAATCAAAAATTCGTAACGGTGGGATGACTGCAGGAGCTTTACCGGCCCACGGCATGATTTGAAGCAACCGCCACGAGCCTTGGATATATTCGAATGGGTTACGGGTGGCGTCACCGGCAACGTAAATGACTGCTCTATAGGGAGCGCCAACCTGACGCACAGCCCACAGCGCCCTTTTCAACGAATTAAACGGGCGCTCTTCCGTCCCGTCCCCAGTTAGGGCGGCCGAGGCGTCACAGTAAATTTTCACCGTCTCTTGCGACAAGTTGCCGAAATACGGTTCGTTATACCGGAGAAGCTCTTCGGTGGGCTGAGGCAACAAATACTTTGAGGCCATGTCAAACTCAGCAAGGTAAAACGGCACTTCGTGTGATCCGTCATTGAAGCCGAGCAGCAGCTTGTTCTTGAAGAAGGCAACGCTTTCAAGCTCACCGTAAGAGCCCCCGATAAACCATTGCCAAACCACCTCGCACTTGTCTGTGTCAAAGACTAAAATGGCCTCGTGCCGAGTAGTCGGAAACGTCGTGTCTGCGGAACGAGCGAATAACAAAAGCCCTTTATGCGCACCGTAAGTCTGGCCTACCGGCGGCGTCCAGTCCGGGTAGCTCCAAGGGATTTGTTTCTGCAGCCGCCATGAGGTGTCGAACACAAACACGGTGGCGTTCGCGTAGTAGTAGAACCGATCCGTATAGGCGTCGTACGCCAAAGCGCCGCCCGCGGCCGGAACACCTTTCAATACGATATCTCTCTCACGCTCAAGAGTATCGGCATTCAAAACCACGACATTGGGAAGGGATGCGTTCATAGGTGCGACGTACAGCTTCCCGTCGAAGTATGTCATTGCGTTGACGTGCCACAACGTGGTGAAATCTCTTGTGAGAACTTCCCCGGTCGACATCGAATAGCGCACGATCTTTTGCGCAGAATGACTTTGTGTACGCATTCCCAAAAACACAAAGTCATCATCATCAGAACAAAAGCCTTGCAGGTAGAATCTGCTGTCTTCACTTTCCCGCGGGACCGGATACGTAAAGGCCATCCCGAGGTGCAAGCGGTCCTTAAACTGTCGAGTCTTGAAAAAGTTCAAATCAACGAGATCAAGGGGCTTAGTCGTTCGGGCATTACCGATGCTCAGAAACATCCCTGCGACAGTCTTCATCAGCTTGTAATTGCCAGATGGGACTAAGACCAACCCGCGCTTTGCTACCGCGCCTGCTGCCTCCTCAAAAGCCGCCGTGTCATCCGCCACGCCGTCCCCGACGGCACCGTAATCCTTGACGTTGACAACATCCGAAAACCGTTCTCCGAGCGTCCTCAGCTCGGTGCTGCCCGAAGCCTTCACGACGCGATTACTGATGTCCTGCCCGTGGTGCCCTGGATCGCCGTAGCCGCCGACAGCAAAGAACCCGTCATACGGATACTTCTCCACGTCGTCGAGCGTGTCGACCACGTGCGGGATGTCCCACGAGTAGATGAAGATGCTCTGCTTGATCTCTTCGCAGATTTCTGCGAACCGTTGTGCTTCCTCTGCGGAAAGACGAGCGTCCTTAGCCGCAGATACAAGCTCGTTTAATAGCTCAGCCGGAGACATCGCGGAAGTAGCAGGAACCGTAATGCCTCGTCCGAGAAGCTCTTGCAACTCCTGAATCAAGGCGATCGCCTTGTCCGCAGAGTCGTTGAGCGTCGTCGGAAGGAAACCGTCATGGTTGGTGAGCACCATCTGCTGATCGGGCGTAATCGCCGACAAAATGGACAGACGCAAACCCTCCGCCAACGGAGAAACAAGCGTGACGGTGCCGCCCGCCTTCTCGTCCTGGTTGGTGTTGAGCTTAACGGTGTAGTCGGTGCCGAGCTTGAGCGTCTCGTCCTGCGCGCTCGCATCAGAGGAGGCAGACCGCACCACCTTCACGTCCTCGGGTCGAAAGACCTTGAACGCGAAGGTGTATGCGCTGACCAGCCCCGTACCGACGTAGGGGCCTGCTCGGCGTGTGATGTTTTGTACTGACATGGCAAAAATCCTCGCAATGCCTGTACTTTGTCACACGCCTTTTCTCTCATGCACCCACTACTTGGAGTGCCCGGTGAGAAGCGCAAGCGGATTATCTGTCTCGTCGTTGTAGAGCGCGTTGGCGCCTGAGATCGCGCGGTTGATCGGCGTGACCGGATACGGCGCCATGGTTCCACCGAAGCTCACCCACGCCTTCACGTCTGCCTCGGAGACTTCGCCGTTCTCGATGGCGTGCACTGTCGCGTTGTAGGCTCGACCGAAGTCGGTAATCTTGCGAAGACCCGACGGGCCGCGGTAGCCATAGTCAGTGGTGAGATAGGCCAGTTCGCGAACGCCCACGAGAAGACCGAGATTGAAGGAGACCACGCTCGAGCCGGACGCCTTGACGGCCTTCTCAAGCCAATCGTCATCATCCTCCCCGAGTGCGCTACCGATGGCGCTTCGCAAGAACCCTTCGATGACAGGCTGCATGACGAGCACCATCAGGAGAGTGCCCGCACGCTTGAACCCCTTCTCCGTCTTGAAGCTCACGGCGGCAAGGTTGAGCGCCGTGTTGAAGAACGTGTAGAAGACCGTGAAGAGTTTCGACCAAGCGCTCCCTCGCTCAATGGCCGACAAGTCCGCCAAGCTACCGGACCCCTGGGAGTTCTTAACCGCACGGTCCGCGATCAGGACCGCCATCTCCTCGCCGTTCCGCTCCGCCAAGGCCTTCTCATACGCGCCAATCCAAGTGGGGAGGTCGACCGCCATCTGCATGACGGAGAGCGGCATGTACGCAAGACGCATCATCCTGTCCTTCAGCTCGCCCTGCCCGCCATTGAGCTTCGCCTGCACTTCGGTGAGTTCTCGGAACTGGGTGCGCATGCGGTTGCGCATCATGGTGGATTTCCCTGCCACAGCCTTGTACGCGCCGCCAGTAATGCCGAGGCGGATGAATTCACTCACGCCTCTTCCGGCCCACTTAGGCCCAAGGTAGGCGATGGACTGCGTGAAGCCCACGAGCTGGAGCGCCGCCGTACCGAAGTTCAAACCAACACCGGCAAGAGAGACACCGCGGCGCAACTCGTTCGGGATCATGTCCGACGGGGAAGTCTGCCCGTGGTTGCCGTTGCGACAGTCCTTCATCCAGTCCTCAAGCGCCTTGAAGTAGCGGGCGCCGTAGTGCTGATGGACGGCCTGCGCGAACGCGCCTTCCTTCTTCAGAAGCTTGCGAGTGCTGTTGACGAACTCGGCCCACGCGATGTAATGGATCTGCTCATCAAGCCCTTCGAACATGGCGCGACTGGTCATGACGAGCGGCTTGTCGAAGTGTTTGGCTCGCGACTTCGACCACCCGTCGGCGACACCGCCTGCGCCCATGAGCGGCTTCAGGTCCTCCATGCCTTGGATCTCGCCCACATCCTTCCCGTGGAGACTGGACTCACGGTCGTACGAGATCGGGTAATATCCGCCCGTCAGGGTACGAACGCCTTCGGGCGTAATCACGCGGACTGCCGTCGGCTCGACCCAATCCGGCTCGCGCCCCACGATGCGTCTGTACGTTTTGCCTGACGACACCTTGATGCCGTCAAAGAGCGCCCAGATGGCCTCTGCCGCCTTGTAATGCTCTTCCGTCAGATACTCCGCAAAGAACGACGCCATGAGCTGATCGGCTCTCGCCTGAGCTTCGGCGAGCTTCGCTTCGTAGGACGGATCACTCTTGTCCAAGCCCTCAAAGAACTTGTAGTCGGTGTGGTACGTCATCGTGGAAAGCGCTCGCTGACGATTGCCTTCATTGCCGTAGTTGAGGAGAAGAACGAACACCTCCTGCGTGGTGAACGCGTGGTTGAAGGTTTTGCTCGTCTTGGCCTTCAGGTCGGTCAGAGACTCCTTCAAAGGCCTGAGGATCTTGTCGAGCCTCATGGTGTACTTGGCCTTGAGCTCTTCTTCCTTCGTAACGCACTTGTCGGCGGGATAGATGAAGAGCTTGGCGAGGAGTCCTTCCCATCCGCCTTCGAGCGTCGCCACAAGCCCGGCCGCTCTTGCATGCACGAGGCCGAAGCGTTCGACCATCTCTGCGAAGCGCTTCGACATGCCGAGCTGTTCGTGCCACTTCTTCGCGTCGCGGCCGTGCGCGACAGCGGTCTCCTGCACCACCTTGGCAGCGCGCTCTAGCGTGTCCTCGAGAAGCTCGTTGCCCATGACGGTGGAGATATGCTTCTCTCGACGAGCTTGAGCCTCCAGCAACTGGATCGCATCGATGAAGCTGTTCATGCCACCAACAGTCTCAAGCGCAGAGGTGTCGCGGTCCGCGATAGCCCGCGTCATGTTGCTCGTGATTTCCAGCCCATGTTCAAGCTCGTTCTCGAGCTCCTTCACCTTGTCATAGAAGGAGGCGTCTGGATCGTTGACGTGCACGTCCTTCGCGTCCACGAAGCCCATGTTCACGAGCGCGCGCTGGAGCACTTCGAGAACGCGCGTATCCATGGCGCGATGCGTCGCAACCTTGAACTTCTTGAAGCCGCGAACCGACTTCGCGATGCGCATGAGAGACTGCCGTGCGTGCTTAGCCAGCGCCGCCTGGTAGAGCTCCTGACGCTTGAACTGGATGGCCTCCGCCACGGCGCCCTTCGCCCACGCCTTGCGCGCGTTTCGGGCGGCACGGTTGGCCGCACGGGCGAACGAAGCGGGCTTGAGGCCGGCGATCTTCATATCCTGCACAACCGAATAGGCGAACGCATCGATGGCCTTGGCTTCAGTACGCGCCTGCCCGTTGAGCGCTTTCTCCATCGCGGCGAGCTCCGTGGAAACCACCTTGATCTTCGCATCGTTGAACGTCGCGGCGTCGGCCATGTCACGCATGGTCGACTCGTCGGCGAGCTCAGGGGATTCCTTCACCAGGCGCTCGACCGTCAAGGCGTCGATGGCCGCTTCAGGGTCGAGATGGGCAAGAAGGTCATCTACCATTTCGTTCGAGTTGGGGTAACCGAACGCCTGCGCGATGTCCTCGAGTTTCTCGGGCTGACGGAAAGACTGGGGCGAAGCGATGCGGGCTTCATGGAGCTTCTTGATCTGACGCGGCGTATAGCCGACCTGTCTCAGGTCTTCGAAGGCGAGCTTCCATCGGATCTTCTCCCCGTCTTTCTCGTTGCCGTTCACCAGAGAGTTCCACGCGTGGTAGACGCGCGTCTTCTTGAACTCCGCCTCGACCTGCGACCGAATCTCTGCGATGCGCCCCTTGCGCTCCTTCTTCAGTTCGCGCACGAGCTTGTTGCGCATGTTCTTGACAACCTTCTGCAGGCGGATGTTGCGTGCGGTGAGCTCGGCCTCGGCCTGCGCGCCGACTGCCTGCTGCGCCTCCTGATAGGCGATCCACTCCTCCGTCGAAAGACCGGACTCGTCCTGCGCCGTAAAGAGGGGCTGCGCCGCCTGTCGAGCCATCGACTCCATCACGTCCTCCTTGGCGACGAACATGGCGTCGAACATCGCCTTCACGTCGTCATTGAGCGCGGCCCCGGGGACGTTCTCCGCCACGGTGTAGATGTCCTGAAGCCAGCGGCCGTACTCTCGGAAGGCGAGCGTGAGCTTCTGGGAAGGCGCTTCACCGTCGAGCATGTACGCCTCGAACGTGCGGGCGAACTTCTCATGCGCCGCGCGCTGATCCTCAGGCTTCATAGCCGCCCACGTCTGCACGTCCTTGACGCCGAGCCAGGCGAGGGTGTCGTTCACGGACTGCACATACGCCTTCATGTCGTCAGGCATGTCCTTGTTCTGCATGACGTCCGCCGCGATCTGCGTGCGCATGTCGAGGAAAAGATGCCCCGTCTCGTGGAGAAGCGTGGAGCGATCGGCGCCATTCCAACGGGCGACGGTGCGAAGCGACGGAAAGTATTCGCCGTTGACACCGTTCTCTCCGTTGCCCATGACGAACTTGCCGCCGTACTTTTCCCACAGCGCCTTAGGAGACATATTCACCTGACGTGCGATGTTCGCCACCTGCGTCTGGATGAGCGCCTGCAGGTTGCGCGCCTCCTCCTTCGGCACCTTGAGCGCACGGATGCTGTTGCCGACGATACGCCCCACCTCGGAGAGCTCGTCTCGGAACGCTTTGTTCGCCGCCTGCGTCGCCTGCAGCTCGACGGCGCCCTTAACGTCCTTCACCTCCTCCATGGAGAGGGAGCCGCCGACCGACATGAGTTCGAGGACGGACTCGTCCTCCTGCGCCATCGCCTTCACCTTGCCGATCGGCACCTTGATCGTCCCGCCCGTGGCGAGCGCCTCCGGCATCTGCTGCGCCACCTCAGGAACACTGGAGAACTTCTTGTCGAGCCCCCGCTGGTGGAAGGAGTTCGCATCGAACTCGATCGCCTCAACGCCCGCTCGTCGCGCCACTTCCTGCTCGTAAGCGGCGGCAGTCTCGGGATCGAGCTCGTCGACAGCCGACTGCGTTTCGCTCAGCTCCTTCATGGCCTCGGCGTTTCGGCGAGCACGCTCTTCCTCGCGGGCAATCGCGGCGCGCGCCTTCATCCCCGTGGTGAGGACTTCGACCGGCGCGGTGAACTGCTCGCCCACCACTTCCGCCACGACATCCGCCCACGAAGTGATCTCGCCGTCGGAGAGGAGCTGTCCCGCGGCTTCGCCCATGCCGCCCATCGCGCCCTGCACGGGCATCTGCATGGCCATATTGGCGAACTCACGCTTGTACGCCGTGTCGAGCATCTGACGCGTAGCGGACTTCGGCACCATGGAGACGCCTGCCAATCCGATCGACGCCGCGTCGAAGAGCGCCGTCGCCGCAGCGTGCTTCTCTGCGCGCTTGACGGCATCCGTCAGCATGTCTCGCTTCGCGGGATCAAGATAGGCCGAGGCAATAGACTTCGGATCGGTGAGGTCGATGCCTGCATCCGCCAAGTTCTCGAGTACGCTCGCGTTTTTGTCCATGGAGTAGGAGAGCCCGAACGTGCCCGCCATCTGCGCGGGAATGCCGCCAGCCCCGAGGATCGGCAGCGCGAGGAGAGCAGGCGCGTTCTGGGTAAACGAGTTCACACCCAAGTCGGCAAGGACCGTAAGCGGGTCTTTCGCCAGTGCGCTCATCACCCCCGAGAAGGAGTCCTGCGCCATCATCTCCTGCGTCGCCTGGGCGCTGGGGAAGAAAGAAGCGTAGCGTGTGAGACGCGCTGTGCGCTCGGACGCCTTCTCGATCTGCTCCGCGATGCGGGCCTTCATGCCCTCTTTCCCCACCATGAAAGCGGCGAGCCCCACTTGACCCGTCTCGTCTTCTGCAGTGGCAAAACGGTACGCCACGTCCTTGCCCTGCGCGATCTCGTCTTCGATCTCTTGGATGCGGCGGAGCTCCTTGGAGTACGCCTCCGCATCGGAAACCGAACCGAAGAACGAGGTTGCATCGCCAGAGAAGCTGCCGCGGGTGAAGGCGTTGCGAACCGTCCCCCAGATCGAATCCTTCTCGCCCGCATCGGGCGCCATTGCCCAGATCAGCTTCTCACGAACGCCCATGGAGGAGAGATCGTTCTTGACGAGATTGGCAAAGGCGGGTTCGGAGAGCTTCTCCATGAGGGTCGGGGCTTCGGTGTACATCGTCGCCCAATTGACCGCCCGCGCCTTCTCGGCCGCCTCTTCTGCCGGCGTAAGCGTCGGCGTCTCTTCAGGTGTCATGTCGAAGACACGCGCCTTGCGAAGCCGCACAGCCGCCTGCTCAGGCGTCTCAGGGTCCATGAGCGCCTGCTCGTAGTCGGTCTGAGCCTGCGCCGCGCCATCCTGCGCAATCATGCGCTCAATGAAATCCATCAGTTATCTCCGTCGTCAAAACCGTACATATATGTCGTCTGGTGCCCGAGCCAAGATGGGCCCGTGCTGCCTTCACCGACCTGACCGCCGGCGCGCGCCATGAGGTAGTAGCGCAGACGGGCGACCTGCGGCATCGGGCTGTTGCCGTGCTTCGCCTTCCATGCAGTGTCGATCTTCTTCATCAAAGGCTCGTCGAAACTCACACTCGGCGGGATCATCACGCGGAGCCGCTGATCCCCGAGCATGATCTTGGTGAGGACATACTGCATCTCCTGCTTCGTCGGCTTGCGCTCCTGGCCGATCTGTTTGAGCCAATGCTCAGCCGTCTGCTCGACGACCTTGTAGGCATCCGTCATGCCGTGGTTCGGCAAATCGTCCATTGTGAGCATGCTCGCCACCTTGTTCGTCGAGCCGAGCAGTTCGGAGACGGGCGTGATCTCGCGCATTGCGAGATTGATCCGCTGCCCCACTTCGATCTCGTTGAGCTTCTTGCCCATCTCTTGCCCTTGCAGGCTCATGACTTCCTGCATCTGCGCCAAGTAGGCATTGGCAACGTCCGGCGACTCTTCCCTCAGCTTCACGTACTCGGGGTTTCGCTTAAGCGCACGTTCAATCGTCTCACTGCTAATGACGAACGGGTCCTGTACCACGCCCATCGCGGCAAGGCGCTTGCGTGCCGCCTCATCGTCGGCCGCGTAAGTCGAGCCCTGCTTGAGGCTGAAATACCTCGTCAGGATGCGCTGACGATCCTTTCCGTTGAGCTGGTTCAGGTAGAGCGTCAGCTCGTCCTCAGACATGGACACGAGGAAGCGGTCGTCGCTCAGCTTGCCAAGCGCGCGCGGATCGGAAGCGAACGTATCGCTCTGGTAATGCGCGGCTAGCTTCTGCACCTCGGCGGCCTCGTTCACGTCAAGCCGCGCCAGTAGCTCCTGCGGGACCTGCGACAGATCGCCATGCGTCTTAAAAAGGATGTTCGAGATCTGCGCCTTGACGTTGTTCTGCTCCTGCGCGTACGACTGCTTCTTCTGGTTGACAAGCGCCCACGCCTTCGTCACGAGCTCGTCACAGTAGCGCGGATCCGCGGCGGCACGCGGGTCCGTCCGACGAAGGTATTCTCGGATCTGGTCAGGCGTCGGCCAAGTCTTCGCCGCGGCCGCATACTGCGGCGAGAACGCGGAGACGCGGGAACCCGTCGCCTCGTCGACAATCTCCTTCTCACGTCGCATGTTCGCCACAGCGCTCTTGAGCGTCGACTGCGCCTTCTCGGGCAGATAGTCCGTCCACACGCCGCCCTTCTCCTGCGCCTGCTTCTCAGCCTCGCGCACGGTCTCCTTGGAGGTGATGTACCCCGCCATCGCCATGTGCTCGTCGGCGAACTCGGTGAGCATATCGTTGTAGCGGGCTACACCCAGCATGTCGTTGTAGTTGCGATCGGTCTTGAACGCTTCAGGATCCCAGGGCTGATTGGCCGCCTTGGCCGCCTCCATGCCCTGCTCAACGGTGAGCTGAGACGCGCCGTGCTTCCACTCGGCAGGAGCGCCTTCCTTCGTGGTGACAGACTGGTGCCCGCCGTCGGACGTAATGGATGTAAGCGCATCGTACCCTCTGGCAGTCTTCACGAAATCCTGCGTCACGACACCTCGCCGCACAGCTTCGCTAAGACCTCCTCGGAGTACTTCTCCAGCGCCACCCAAGCCCGCGACATATCGCTCGATCTTCAAGCGATCCTCGTGCGCCTGCACGATCGGGTTGATGCGCTGACGAGCGCGCGCGACGTCGGAGCCAAGCATCTCCTTCGAGTGCGCGCGAAGAAGCCCGAGCGCCTGATATGCCACGGCAGGGTTTCGATCGGAGCCTGCCAGGAGCGAGTCAATGCCGTTCATGTACATGGACGACATGTTCTTCTTGATGTAGAGCGCCTTGTTCTCGGCCGTCCAGCCCATGAACTCGGCGAGCTTATCCGCGGACTCATGGATCGCATGAGCGCTCTGCGCAAGCATGTCAGGCTTGCCGGCATACGCTGCGCCCGACTCCACGGCCTGCGCAATCGCGCCTTCGTGCGCCGCCTTCTTCTGGGCAACCGCCTGCTGATAGACGTGCTGAGAGACGCCGGAGTAGGACGCGGTGTAGATCGCCTGTGCCTTCTCGCCGAACATCTTCTGCTGACGCGCGGTGAGCCCGGAGGCGAGCTCTTGGCCGTAGTCCTGAAGCCCCGAGTCCATTCGCTCGACAAGGCCTTTTCCGTCGAGGTCCGGCTCAAGCGCGTTGGCGCCCAGTTGGCTCGCCCAGCCGCCTTCGCCCGACTCCATGTCGATCGCTTTGCGACGAAGTTCTGTGAGCGCCTCCGTCACGCGAGCGTCATCCTGTTCCGCGAGGAACTTCGAGTACCAGTCATCGAGCTTGGCGGACGCCTTCGCCAACGGCTTCTGCACGTCCATCTCGGGAACTTTCGGAATCTCGGTCGACATCGGTCGATAGCCGAGGATGCTCGGCATGACCTGTGGCCCGCCGTAGTTGGGAACTTGTGCCATTAGGATGCTCCAAAGTATCGATACCAACGGTCGGCCACCGTCATGCCGCCGTCAAGAACGCTCGCGAAGCCCTCGGACTGCTTCGCCGACTTGGCGTAGCCGGACATGCCCGAGTAGATGCCGCCCTGCGCGCTCGCCTGAAGGGCCTGCTGTTTGAAGCCCCAGGCGGCGGAGAGCGCGTTCATCTCAGCGGTCTTCTTGTCCATCTCCTTCATGATGTCGGTGGACGCAGTGACCTCTGCAGTCGAGCCTTCGCCCAACACCACGCCGCTCGATGCGAACGCCGTGCGCTGCTTGGCTTTGATCTGCCCCGCGCGGTAGGTGAGTTGCGCGACGGCAGCTTCGCCTTGACGCATTGCGGACTCGGCGGAAAGCTGTGCCATCTGGCGGTTCTGCTCGGAGATCTCCGCCTGCTTGTTCATCACGTAGTCGAGCGTCTTGCCGCCCTTCCATGCGGAGTACATACCGCCGATCGCCTGCCCGATGGCAAGCCCAATGGCCGCGCCGCCGAGGGCTTGATTGGCCCCGCCCATCGAGGCTGTGTCGGGAGCAGGGAGGACGTTCTGAGTGCCCGCGGCCCCTTGGAACGTCGAAGGGTCTGCCCCGAAATTCACCCCGCCCAAAAGGTTGTCGAGGTCGTATGTGACCCCCTGAAGTGTCAGTGCCATATGAAAAAGCCCTCATTAACTGAGGGCTAGGTTATCGGGTTGAAGGGACCTCATGCACCCATTACTTCGCGAGATCCCAACAGAGACTAACGATCGTGAGCGGCAGAGGATCTTTCTGACGAACGCAGATCTGCCCTGAGTCGTTCCACTGCGAGATTGTGGCGACGGAGATTTCCTTGTCCATCAATGCCGGCGGGGACCCGTACGGCTCATCGGTTCTCTGCTTGTACTCGACAAGATTGTCAAAGTCAGGGCCAACAAAGACACCGGAAGACTTGTGCACACGCATGAACACATCGTTCACGTTCTTCATGTGCCCCATACCGACCGAGCCGTCCGCCAGCTGTACCACCACCGGGAGCGTCTGCAGGTCGGCCGTGATCGGCAGGCCCACGATGACGTGACGCGCCGATTGGGTGAGCGTGACTTTCCCGTCCTCCACTACGCGCTGAGGGAGCACACAACCGTCGGCAAGGATGTTGACCGTCTCGCCTTCGAGCCAGGTGAGCCCCTCCACCTCAGTCGTCCGGTCTCCGATGTACTCCCCGCCGCAGTCCACGCGCCAGGCGTCTTCCAACGCCGAGAACTTACGCTCGTGCATGCGCTCGACGTAGCGGACAACCTCTCCCTTGACTGTTCGACGGATGATGAGGTAAACGATGTCCTCATCCCCCTCAGGCACGACCGTCACAGACTCGACCGCGCCGTTCACCGTCGTGTGCTTGTGCCAGCCGCCAATCGCCTGCTCAGGCAAGTAGGTAAACCCCAGAAGACTGCCGTCGGCCATCGCCGCCCACACGATCGGATCTGGCGACTTCGCCAACGCCATGTCGACGATCCGCGAGTCTTCGAAGAAGTGCGCGGATCGGATCGACAAATCGCCCGTAGTGAAACCCGACGACTGCCAGTTGTACCCGAGCTCGCGCACGTGCCCGCCACGGGCGGCAGCGTAAACAACCGTGGAGTTGACCACCACCGGCATGACGTTCGAAGCGCCTATCTGCGCCTGCACTTCCGATCGAATCGCATCAGGCGCCATCGGGGCGGAGCCGCCCGAGTAGACTCGATACTCCGTCGTATTCGTCATCGCAAGCATCTGCTGGAGCGGCGTCAGATGCAGGATGCGCGACGCCTCCTGCGCCGCAATGGCAAAACGCAAGCGGTTGTCGTCCTGCGAGGGGAGCGTGTGACTCATGTCGGACTCGGTACCGGAGCGCGTCATCCACACCATCTGAGGACGCGTCGGCGTTCCCGCGAAGCATCGGCGCTGTTCGTAGTAGCAGACCGCGCCGGGGTAGTCGACTGCCTTACCTACGTTGGCGGTGAGCGAAGCGCCGCTACCCGTTGACGAGACGACAGACAAGTTTGGTGACGAATAGTTCTGACCACCAGAACGGATCGTGACTGAAACGACCCGACCATTCTCGATAACTGGGACAAGATCAGCACCGTACCCAGTCGAATCGGTGACCGCAATTTTCGGGACATCGTGGGACGTTGTCAGCGGGAAGCGGTAGAGAGTTGCCAATTGCCAGTTCCTGTTGTGGCACTTGATCACAAGTTTTGGGTTATCGTACCCAATGCCTCTCGACCGTATCTCGATACCCGTCACGCAGGCTGTGCGACCACCAGAAGCAGGCCCGCCAGTTGCGGCATAGGTCTCCCCTGTGATTAGCCTGATATCCGCCCCAGAGCCATGGCCGTTTGGGTCTTCAATCTCCCACGTCAGGTTTGCCTTGCTTTGTATGTTTACCGGAAGGCCCGTACTCTGTTGCTTATAGCCGTCGCCCCAGTCATATTCGCAAACGTTGACAAAGTCCGTGATGTACTTGGCCGGCCCATAACCGCTACCGCCGTTGTTGACCGTGACAGACGTAATGCCCTTGCTCATAAAGAAAGGGTCGTCGTAGATAGGCGGCGTGATGCCCTCATCAGGCGAGTAGTTGTCGTCGATGAATGACGTTTCGGTCGTCTCGCCGATAAAGCAGTACAAGCCCTTGAAATTCTTGTAGACGCGGTACCGCTCCGCGTCTGCCACAGAGCCCCACGTGATCGTACAAGTGGCATTGTTGAGGTACAGGTTTCCCTTCGTCTCACCAACGGGACTTGCAGGGCTCTCCTGCTCGCTTCCCGTCTCAGTCTCCTTCACCGCTGTCACGCGGTACTTCAACGTGTAGCGGGTCTTCTCGCCTTCCGTAATCGTCTGCCCACTGCTCGCTACAACGTTGTACTCAACCGTTGGCGCCGACGGAGCGGGGAGCGGTGCGCCGAACTGAACGTCGACAAGACGCCAGTCGGTCGCGCCGTAGCGACGTAGCTCCTTCGGCGGATAGTTCGGATGCACGAGCGTCATGATGTCCATCGACTGGACATAGTGGATGTCAAACACGTCGTCCGAGCTGTACGGCGTCTCGATCTCATAGGGCTGCCCGTCTTCGCCCAGGAGGGTTTTGCCCGACGTGTGAAAGCGCGCGTACTTGTCGCCAAGCTCGATGGCAAGCGTCTGATCGGACGAGAACGTGAACGGGATGAGGCGACACTTCTTCGTCGAATACTTCGTCGTGTTCACGTACGCCGTACCCGGTCGAACCGTCGCCGGGCCCTGTGGGAGCACGATGAAGTTGCGACACTTTGCCAGGCCCTGCTGGTACTTCTGATCGTCAAATCGCCCGTACATGGCGGGGGAGAGCTCGCCCGCCGAAAAAGACATTTGAACTTTGCGGATGCCCATGCCTACCTCCTTACGATCCACGAGGGCGTGAAGCAGACCTGCTTGCGCTGCTGATTCGCGTCACGCGTCTTCGCCGTCGAGAGCGCCACTTGGAACTGCTTCGAAAGCATGCTCGCAAGTTTCTGCCCCTCTTCGCCCTTGACACGAGAGCCCGCAATCTCCATCGCGAGGTAGTACGCGAACGCCGTCACAAAGGTTGGCGAGAAGTAGCCCTCCGAGACCTCCGACGTGAGGTATGTCGCCACAGGGTTCTCCGCGTTCGTGTAGAGCTTCCCGCCCATCACTTCGAAGTTCGCGTCGTTGGGCTCCATGAACCACACCGGTCTATCCGTCCACCAGCTCGGCATCTCCTGCCGCGCATGCGGTCGAACGCGAATGACACGCATGCAATCGGACGGGACCTCGTAAACACCACGCCATCCGGCCGTCTCGTTCGTGCTCAGCTTGGCGAGAAGCTGACGCTTCGTGGCGAAAGACCAGTCGTGCATCTCCAGCATGGCCGACTTCGCGATCGGGTAATAGATCGCGCACATCTTCGCCTGAGCCGGACTTTCAGGCGGGTCGATCGACGCAATGCTCCCGGTGTCACCCAGGAAAGACAACGCCAAATTACAAATCTCTACAGCACTTGCCATGAGAACCTCCTACAAAAAGAGGCGCCGAAGCGCCCCTTTGTCATCACCTCAATCGAGAGGATCAAGCCGTCTTGATGGACGGGGCCTGTTCAAAGCCCGGATTGTCCTGGAAGCCGGACGTGATGAAGCCGTGAACCGTACCCGCTGTCGGCGTGCCGCCGAACTTGGCGACCATGTAGCGCTTGTGGTGGTACGGGATCGGGATAACGACCTGCGTACCCGCCTTCGGAGCGGCAAGGGTGACGGCGGTAGCGACGTCGGCGAAGTCCGTGGTCTCCTTGTCGGAGTCCTGCAGCGAGATCGTGAGGTTGCCCGTCACGTCGGCCTTCACCGTGAAGACCGCCACGAGGTCGCCGTAGGCGTAGCCCGTGGTGGGCTTGGGCTGCCCGAAGTCAAGTCGGAAGTCGGACTCGGCCGCGGCCGTGAGATTCTGGCCCTCGTCCTTCGTGAACATCATCAGATAGTCAACAATCATTGTCTTCTCCTTACTTGACCTGAGCTTCCTTGAACTCAAGCACGTCGACGCGACGGAACGGGATGCCGTCGAAGCTCAGCACGCGGCGGCCGCCAACTTCAGAGAGGTTGAGCTGGACGTTGCGGGAATTGGCCTGCTGCAGGCGCAAATACGTTTCGATCGTGCGGTTCGTGTAGAAGGCAAAGCGTGCGCCCGAGAGAGACGGAACCTTGGCTACGGCCTTCACGAGAAGTTCGTAAAGGTTGTGGCCCGCGGCGCTGTTCTCATCCGGCGGAACAGACTTGAGAAGGCTTTCCTTGATGTTCGCGATACGAACAACATAGCGCCAGTCGCGAACGGAGAGGCCGACGTCCCAACCGAAGTGCGTCTTGAGAACGCGGTATTCACCACCATCCGGGTCAAAAGCGGCTTCTTCACCGATGTCTTCCTTGGAGAGGCCAGCCTTGGAGCCTTCCGGGAAGAGACCGTGAACGGTATTCGGGCCCCAACCGACGAGCCAAATAGACGTAAGGTCGTTGCCCGTGCCGCCTGCGTCAATGACGTTGACGGCGCACGGAGCCTTCTTCGGGTCCTTGGTGCTAAACCGCGGGGCGAGGCCCATGATGCCTTCGGGATCCTTCGAGGAGTCACCGTAGATGAGTGCACGCTGAAGGAACTGGGACATGGATTCGATGAACGGGCGTTCTTCGGAAGCACGCCAGGACTCCTTCATGCCGTTGATTTCAGCGAGCTTCTTGTCAACCGTGGCAAAGGCTTCAAGCATGCCGCAGGTGTCCGTGATCTGGGCGACCGTGGACTTGGACTGCTTCACACCGTAGTTGAGCTTGCGCCACGTGACGGTCGGAAGACCCGTACGGACAGTCGTGCGGTGAGAGAACTTGTTGTTCGCCTCCACCCACGTGATGTCGTCCATCATTTCATTGGTTTCGTTGAGTACTTCAACGATGTCAGCGAGCTCGCCATTCGGATCCAGACGATCCATCATGTCGGCGAGCGTCGGATTGCGATTCGGCTTAGTAGTCGTAGCCATTCCTTATCTCCTTAGACATCAACCACCATGTTGGACTTCGGGTAGCGGCGTCGAGCGCCCGCCGGAGCGGAAGCGCTTCCCGTCACACCGTGATCCTGCTGCATGGCCTTGCCGATGCGATAAAACACACGGACCACCTCGGGGTGCGCCCCAAGGCCGGATCCTCTCAAAAGCGCCGTAAATTCAGGAGTCGCAAACTGCTTGAGGGCTTGGTTCGCGACACCGACGTTAGCCTTGAAATTGGCGCCGCCGATTTCAGGGTCCTTCTCAGAAAGCGAAGCCCACTCTTGCGACTTCGCCTTCAAGTCATCCACCAGATACTGGCGCGCCGTGGGGACCATGGCGGCAAGCATCTTCTGGGCATTCTCCTGCGAGAGCCCGAGCTCCTTCGCCGTAGCGGCAAAGCCTTCGAGCTGAGCTTCGGTGAACTGCTGGCCGTCAACATCGAACGGTTCATACGCCTCGGGCGCCGCCTGCGCGGGCTCCTGATCGCCGTCGTTCTGATCCGCTTCGCCCAGCAGAGACGGCATGTCCGCCGTCGGTTCGGTAGCGTCCGTCGCCTGAGCGGTAGACTCCTGCGCCGGTTCGGTAGGGTTTCCCTCGCCGCCTTCGGGCGCTGTCGGATTTGCAGGCGCCGTAGGTTCGACAGGATCAACGGGAGTTCCGTCTTCAGCCATTCTTGTTCTCCTTCATCATCTTCGGATACTGGTCGGGACAAACCCGATCAATCTGCGCCATCAGACGGTAGCCGATGTCCTTTCGACCTTCGGCATGCGCCATGGCAATCGGCATGTAGGACGCGCGCATCGGCGCCTCCTCGAAGGTCGTTCGGAAAACGCCAGACTTCGTGAGAAGCCAGTGCATCAACCGACGCCCGCGCACATCCCGCATAAGCCACTTAAAGTCGGACTCGAAGTCATCCGACGCTTCGTAAGGCTTTTGGGTTTCAGTCACAAGTGACCTCCTTCTTTGCGGCAACTTTGGCACGCTGTTTTGCTCTCATGCACCCATTGGATCAATAGCCCGCGAACTGCCCCATGATCTGCTCAGGACTCGCCGACTGAAGCGTTCCCTGAAGCGGAGACATTGGAGACGCAGGGACGGCGGCTTGAGCCGCTCCGAGATCCTTCGCGACAGAGGCCATCTCCTTGGCCTGCTCCATCTGCATCATCTTCGCCTGCTGCTCGGCTCTCTGCTGGCGGATGAGCGCCACCTGCTTGCCAGGCACGATCAACTGGGGGTCAAGCCCCAGCACGTCGGAGTAGTAATCCGCCCAGTAGTCCGCATCGAACTTGTCGGCGAGATCGGGCTTGATTGCCACGAGCATGCCGAGGTTCTGCGTGAAGCGGTCAACCGCGTTGGTTGCCACGGCCCTCTGGGCCTGCGCAAGGATCGAGACAAACTCGACGTTCAAGTCGATGCCTTGAAGCTCCTGCGGCACGGGCGGGAGCATGCCGACCTGCACCATGCGGTCGAACGTCATGGCGATCAGTCGGTCGTTCATCTCCGCGTTGAGGCGCTCGAGGACGGGGCCAAGCATCAGCATCTTCTCTTCGTGGCGCTCGGCAATCTCCGTCGCCGTCGCACGGGCCGTCGTAGGCATGCCCGTAATCATCAGGAAGATGTCTTTGTAGAACGCTTCATTAATGCGCCGACGCACGTCCTGAATGTCCATCAGAAGCGCGTCGAGACGCAGGTTGACTTCGTAGGCAGACCGCACCCCCTGCACCTGCGCTACGTTGTCCGCCCAAACGATCCCGCCCGGAACCAGGTTCGCTTCCTGATTGCGCATGTCGGCCGACATAATGACCGCGGGATCGGCCTGCTGAGCAATGGCCTTGGACTTGTGAAGCTGCTGCTGTTGAAGCTGGCGAAGGTCGCCGAGCGCTTCCATGCCCGGCCCCGTCCCGTAGATGTCGCCGCCCGTCACATTCCAACGCGCTGCGAGAACAGGAAATTGTCGGAAGCCCGACTCGCGAAGGATCGAATCGCCTTTTCCGTTCTTCTCAAAGTAAACGGAACGATAGGGCATGTTCTTCGCGTCACGCTTCTGCGGATCGCGAAAACTTCGCGGCTCAATGGCGTTGACGACCTCGATCCACTCGTCATAGTTCCCGCGATCGTAGAGCCTACGCACGTTCGGCGACACCTTGTCGTAGCCGAACTCCCCGACGAGCGCGGAGACCGTCATGCGAAATTCTCGATAGCACGTGTTCACGTCGCCTCGAGCATCGGTCGCCAGAGCGAACTCGCCGATGGTGAGCGGCATGCAATGGATGATGGAGTCGTAGTCGTCGAGTACGATCACAGACGTCGTGCCGAAAGCTCCGAGCTCCTCGTACGCCATCTGCAAGGCGCGGTAGACATTCGACTGGTTGAAGACCATCTGCATGAGGGTCGTCACCTGCGTCATCCACTTCTTGACTTCGTAGTTCTCGTCCAACTGCGGGTTCTTCGTCGTGAGACGGAACCACGGGCGAGCCGGGCTCGTCATGCCCGCCATCATGCCGCCCGACAAGGTGCGAAGCGCTCGCGTGCCTGAGTTGTCCAGGATGGCGCGGTGGCGCTTGTCCCCCTTGTTGTTGTCGGAGACGAGGAAGCGCCCCGCGCGAGGCAGAAGCACTTCCGAGATTTCCTGCCAGTGCGGCATCCAAGAGGAGCGCTCAGACTTCAGCGCCTCCCAGCGATTGCCGCACTGTTTGCGAAGACTGTCCGCCATGATTAGCCTCCCAGAAGAGAGGAGCCGCCGCCAAGCAAAAGATCGTTCTTGCCGACGCCGCCCGGGCCCGTAATCATCGTGGCGCTTCCGCCGCCTTGATTCTGGCCCATGATGCCGCTAATGTCGACCTCGTTCTGGTTGGCCTTGTTGAACTCCATCTCCTGCTGCTTCTTCGCCTCGGCGGCCGCCTTGGCCTGCTGATCGGCGGCGCGGCGCTGCGCCTTGTCCTGCTTGTTGGCGCTGTACATGGAGGCGCCGATGGACGCCGCGGTTACGCCAACGGCAACTGCTACTCCTGACATAAGAGATTCTCCTTTCGAGTTAAGAGCCGATCGGGCTCATCAGTAAATTCGTTTTCTGCCTCCTCCACAGTCTTCGCATCCGTCGCGAAGCACATGGTGAAGGACGAGTTTTCAAGGGCATAGACAGCGGCTCTTCGCCCCGCCATGCCGTCGAGGATATGGACGCCGCGAAGCTCCTTCGTGACGCCCCCATCCGTGATTCTGAAGTGCCCGCAGCAGATCAACTGCGTCGGTACCTTGACTGTGAGCCCCACGACCGCCGCGCCTTTCGGAACGTAGACCGTGCGGGAATACATACCCGCATGAAGGTGGTGCTCCGTCTCGATGTGGATCGGCGGGAACTCCGCCTCAAGCGCCTGCCCGAGGGCTTCCACAGCCGCGGCTCGTGTCGCAAGATCATTCATCGCACTTGCACCAGTAGCAGTTGTGCGTGTGTGTCATGCCGAGGCGATCGCACAGCTTGTCGAACTTCGTGCCCGGCGGCGCCATGAAGGTAAAGCCTGGAGCGCCTTCCTTCGCGGCAACCGCCTTGGCGCACCCGAGAAGATCAAGCCCCGTACGCCCACGGCGCCATGCCCTGCGGAGGTAGAAGGCGTCGACGCCGACGAGAGGAAACGGGTAGTGCTGGGACTGCGTGACGAGAAGCGCGGCCGCGCCAACCAGGCGCCCGTCGTCAAGCACGGCCACGCAGCGGAGCTGACCGCCCTTGTCGAGCGCGGCATAGCGGGACACCTGCGCCTCGGCCGCACCAATGGCAGGGTTGGCCGTCTCGTTGATGTACTCCGTCACCCAGTCCGTCCAACCGTCCAGATCGTAAAGTTCACCGAACGACAGCTCCTGATACTCGATCACTTCCCTTCTCCGATTCCTGTTAAAATGCCTAACGTAATCTCGAAATAGCTCATCGCTACCCCATGTAGTTGTTGAGTCCTGAAGCCGCAGGTGTTCCAGCACCCGCGGCTTTCTTTTCATTCGTCGGTCTCAATCAAACCACGCGGGCTTCGTCTCATGCACCCATTACTTCAGACAGGCGAAGGGGTCGTAGTCCCGCCTCCCCGATCTGCGGTTGCGATACTCGAGCTCCGCGAACGGGATGTACTCCTCGATCCTGTACGCGAAGGTCAGCGCAAGCGCGTCTGCACTGTCTGGCGACGGCATGCCGCGCTTCTTCATGTCCTTCTTCGACTCGAGCTTGATCTGCCCGCCAGGCAGGATGTCGTACTCGGGCGCCGTCAAGTCGTCGATCAGACCCTGATCGTTCGGGATCGTCCCGCCGTCCATCAGCCAGAGCTTCATCCTCCCCCACATCTCCTCACGGAGACGGGCGTACGTCTTCGGATCGTCCGCACCCGCACCGAACTGGATGCCGCGCACGGGGTACCCGTCGTCGCGAAGCTGGTCCTTCGGACCGCCGCCCACGCCCCCTTCGTCGACGTTGATGTAGATGCGGTCTCTCGGGAACCCGAGCGCCCTCACTTCGTCGAAGTGCCGCTTCACCTTCGAGACGAGCTGTGTGGTCGAGAGCCCCTTGAAGCGCTTGATCGGGAGCCAACCCCTGCCGATACGCGTGTAGATCACGCTGTCGTCATCACCGAAGCGCGCCACGTCCACGCCGATGATCGCGCACGTCGCCCCGTTGTGCGGCATGTCTCGCCTCGCCGCCTCCAGCACGAGGTCAGATGGGATGAACTGCTTGTCGGACTGACTCGGGAACTCACCCTTCACACGCACCTTGAAGAAGTCCGAGTCTTCGCCGTACTCCTTGCGCCACTCCTCCATCTGCTCCTTGTTCGTGATGAACACACTTCGGCTGTCAATCTGACGAGTGCTCCAGACGTTCTTGCGCTTCCCGAAGCATTCGCGGAAACGCCCCGTGTTTCGCGTCGGATTGCCGAACACGAACATCATCGGCTCACCGTCGGTCAGACCGCCTTCCGCCACTTCCCAAATCACGTCGGGGACCGCCGAGGCCTCGTCGAAAATGTAGAAGGAAGTAGAGGACGCCGCGTGCTGGCCTGCAAACGATTCGGAGTTTTCTTCCTTACACGTCTGCGCGTCAACGCGCCACGACTCAGGAGCCTCCTTCGCCTCGATAGACTCCGCCTTGATCTCGAACATGTCTGAGACAATCGAACGCTTCAGCCATTTCGAGATTTCCGCGAAGGTCTTCGTCTTCAACTGAGACGCCGTGTTCGCCGTCACAACGCCCTTACAGTTCGGACGAGTGGCGAGGATCCAGATCACGAGGCAGGCCGTCAAGAAACTTTTCCCGATGCCGTGCCCTGACGCGACCGCAAGGCGGATGGGCTTGACAGCATGGATCCCGTCGAAACCGTTTGCGCGCACCTGCTGCCCGATCTCGTCCAAGACCTCGCAGGCCCACTTGTCCGGCCCGAACTTGCTCCCCGGGTACTTCGATGCCCAAGGCTCGGGAAGCGGTACGATCGACAGCTCGGGCGACTCGCCCCACGGGAACGCCCACAGCACGAAGCGCAGCGGATCGTCATACCCTCGCGCCAGCTCTTCGGCAATGTCGTCTGACAGTTCATTCATAGAAAATTGTCCTCATGGAAAAAGACCCCCGACTTCGGAAAGGAAGCCGAGGGTCGGTTGGTTAGGGAATGTCTTCGAAGTCGTCTTGAGCGGGCTGGTCCAGGTCGACGGCGCTCTTCAGCCGAATGCCTACTGCCAGAGCTTTGCCGTCGCTCTTGCGAAGTCGAAACGACACGCCCCTCCTCGCAAGGAGTTTCTTCAGCCGCTCGGTCAACATCCTAGGCCGCGCATCGAACGTCGACTCGTTCATGCTCTCAAGCCATTGGCAATAGCTCTCGAACAACTCTTTCGTCGACGGATCGTTCTCCTTCTCCGGGCGCCCGATCTCGCACCGCTCATCAAACCACTGGGTGACCAGATCGTGCGAGTCGACATAGGCGTTCGACGCGTCCTGCACCGACTTCGGCACCACAAGTCCCTCCTTCAGCTCTCCGTCTCGTCCCTCTAGAAGCCAATTGAAAATGCCCGAGCGCTCCGCCTTAAGCACCTGCGACAGCCCCTTGATGCGCATGGCGCGATACTTGGGATCGTTCTCGAAGTCGTGCGGGAAGTCGATCAGACGAATGCGACGGCGCATGGCGTTGTCAGCCCCCTGCATGTTCGGCGCAAAATTGGTGGCAATGAAAAGCGTGAATCTGGCGGGAAACTCCTTCACCTCGGCGGCATACGCACCTCGTGCGGAGATCTTGTCCCCACCGGAAATGCGCTTCAAGTCCGCTGCGCGGAAAGACTCCCCGCTCCCGGTCTCGGAGCAGTACACGAACCTGGCGCCCTGCAGACGCACAATGTCCGCACGATGCCCACTTGCCGGCGTGCCTTTGCGGCCGATGACGGTCTCATCGCTCAACGCCTTCGAGTAGCCGCCCATCACCTCACTAATCGTCTCAAGAAAACTTGACTTACCGTTGGCTCCGTCGCCAATGAGTAGGTAAAATGCCTCCTCATCCGGTCGGCCTGCCAGCATCTTGCCAAGCACCTTCTGCATGTACCACGCCACTTCTTCGCTTCCGAACCATGTGGAAACGCACTTGCGCCAGGTGGGGCAGTCCGCACTCGGGTCGTACCGCACATTGCAGTACTTCACCATCAGGGCATCTGGTGCATTCGGCACCAGATCCCTCGTCTTCAGGTTCACGAGTCCGTTCTCGACCGCGATGAACTCCTCCATCGCGTCCATGTCGTTCTCATCGACGTAGAGCTCACGCGTACGGGTCAGGTTCTTCAAGAGCTTGTCCAGCATGGCACTCTCGCCGTCGAGACAGCGCAGCTGGAACTTGGCCGCCGCCTTTTCTCGGGCTTCATCCCCAGCATCCCTCGCAGCCTTGATCTCCTCCGTCAAAAGCGAATTGAAGATCTCGTCACGAATCCTTGTGCAGATCGAAGCCTCCGGCCCGAGGCGGTCCCATTGCCTCGTAGCGGGCTCAAAGTAGTACCAGCGTTTTGCCTGTGGCGCATAGCGGAGGTGATCGCCCCAGTCGCGAAGCACACGGCACAGAAGCCCGTCTTCCGTGAAAGCCTCCGCTCTCGCGATGACCATTCGCGCTTCCCGAGCGATCGGCCACATCGTGAGCGAACGCAGGCCACGGTTATTGAACGTAGCCCACTTCTTCTCCACTTCCTCGAAGCCGTCATACTTGGCGGCCTGCTGACTAAGCTCATCCCAGAGGGCAAGCCCCTCAGACGAGCCGGACGTCTCGTGGTGGATGCGCATGCCGTCCTGGTACCACGGGGTGTAGGAGCCCCACGACTCCACTCTCGGCGCCATCAGCTTGCGAATTTGGTCGATCGTGAGCCCGATCGGGCGCTTCGGCACGAGCTCTTCCGCCAGGGCTTCGTCAGCATCGACGGCAATCGTGCGCTCACTAGCCTTGACCGGCGCCCACCCGTTGCTCTCAACGAACTTTTCGAATGCGTCGCAGAGCGTCTGAACGCCCTCATACGTCATCAAAGGGAGCTCGGCAGCCGGAACGTCAACAGGCTCCCCTGAGAGAAGCGCATACGGATAGCTGTAGGGAAGCCCCGTTTCCGGATGGGTGTGATACAGAACAATCTGCTGCCCCTTGCCCAGAACCTCCAGCTGTGACTTCGTGGACTCGTCACCGTTCTTGACGTACTCGAGAGTCGTCTGCTTCAGCCAACGGCCTTCAGCCCTGAAGAGCAGCGCAAACTTCGGGGCGCGACCGACACGGTAAACGGCCATCGCGCACGCAGGGTAAGCCTTGCAGAGGGCGTCAAAAAGCGCCTTCACCTCCGCGTCGGTTCCGCGAAAGTCAACGTCGATGGCGCAGATAGGCGTGTCGCCGTACCCGCACAGCACGCCGACGCCCTCACCCTCCGGCCGCTGTCGGCAAGCCTGGGCGGTGAGCGGAGAGTTCTGCCAGTTGGGCGTGGTCGGATGCTTCTTGCCTTTCGACAACGGAACCACGGGGTAGCCGGTCTCGACGAGCCTCGGCCCTTTCTCACGGATGAACGAGGTCATAACCCAAGCTCCTTGCGAACACGGGCGTCCGACGCCATTTCCTGCTCTCTACGCGTATACGCATCGTGCATTTTCTTCACCGTGCTTTCGCGAAAAGCAAAGCCATCCGGGGCGTTCTGAATCCTGTACAGCGTCATTGGAGTTATATCGCAGTACTTTGCGACTGCTCGCTTGCTAAGGCCGGAACGGACAAGATAGGCCAAGGCCGTCTTTGGGGAGATGTAGTCATTACTCGACATGAGTGCTCCAAAAATATAGAATACAAGTATGGCGACATGAATAATAAGCACAGCGAGTACACTATGTCAACCAACACCACCTTTTTGAGCACACTACACGAGCTCATGGTCGAGAACGGGCTCTCCGTACGTAAATTGTCAAAGCTCTCGGGCGTCGCTACCGCAACTATCCAGCGGCTGAAATCAGGAGAGTCGACCCCGCACCCCGCCACAATCGCGAAACTGGCCGCCGCGCTGGCCGTTGACCCTAAAGTTTTGTGGGTGGCCTCCGCAACCGATGCTAAAGACGACGATTACCGAGCGGAAATGGCCTACGAAAAACATCTTCAAGAGCTGAGAGGCCAAGGAAACATCTTTCATGGGGCGCATGCCGAGACCCCCATGCGGGAAATTCCAATCCTGGCACTCTCCCAGACCGCTGATTACTTCTGCGCGCCAGGATTCTCCAGTTGCGAATTCATCGCGCTCCCGCCCGAAATGCTCTACACCACAAACGTGCCCACGCCGGACTTCGCAATCGTCGCGGAGACCGCCGCCATGGCACCTGCCGTACAGGACGGAGACGCTCTCTACTTCTGCAAAGAGTGGCCCCGCATAAAGTCCGGGCAAATCGTTCTAGCGGAAACGGAAAATAATTCCGCGATTATTGGAAGATTTAAGAGAGATATTTCCGAAATGTTTTTATCTTTCGACAACAACTCGGAATTCAACATTCCAAACGTAAAAATTAAAAAAGTTTTGGCGGTATGTGTCGGCCTTTATCGCCCGTTTTTCTAACCTACGATTTCCCCGCCACGCGCTGTCTGGCGGCAAGGATGCGGGAGGCAAGAGAGCTGTCGGTCTTCGCCTCCACCTTGTCGCCGTACTTCTCCGGCGCCCATTTCTTCAGGAGGTCAAGCCGCGTCGACACCGCCAGCTTCCTCGCGTACACCGCATCCCCCTTCTTCACGTCCATGCTCAGCAGGTTCCCGTCGTTGTCATAGCGCTCGTACACGTCCTCCACCATCAGCGGGTCCGTCGCCATCGCCAACGCCTCCTCGGCTAGCGCGTCAACGCCCTGCTCCCGAGCCTTCGCAACAGCCGCCTTCCACTTCGGATCCTTCGAGCACCATTGCGACAGCATGCTGCGGCCAAGACCCACACGCTTCGCAAAAGTCAGCATCATCCCGCCCTGCGCCAAGTAGGCACAGAGCGCGTCCAACAGCTCCGGCGACTTCACCACGCGGCCCGTCTCCGCATCCGTCGGCAGATACTCCGGCACCTCCGGCAGCCCCACCATCGCCTCAGTCGCCACCCGACGCATCAGCGCCCTGTCCTCCTTCGTCAGCCCGGGACGACGCTTCCTCGGCCCCCACTCCGGGCGCCAGTCCTCGTCCGGCGTCACGGGCTTGTAGTGCGCACGTCGCTTCGACGGGTCCATGTCGGACACCGTCTTGGGCGCCCCTTCATGCACGATCCTTACCACGGCTTCAGACGAGGCAGGAATGGACGTTTTTGAGCACGCTGAGGCGCCGAAGAGACCGTCCCCTTGTGGTTGCTCGTCCGAGAGCGTCGACGCCGTAGCGGCCCTGCTAGAGGGCTTCTCGAGGATCTGAATCGATTTGATCTTGTTTTCGACGGTTTGAGCCATTGTGAAAATTTCCTAAAAATTTTTGGAAAGGCGGGCAGTGGGAACTCGGGAAAAAGGGAAGTTCGAAAATGAAAAATTTTTGGATGTGCCGGTCGGGTGAGGTCCCCCGCGGACGAGCGGCGAAATTGGGCCCCCACCCGTCCCCGGCGAGCGCCTCAGCCGACCACGGTGCGGCGGCCGGCGCGGACCGTCACCCATGCGGCGGGCAGCACGGCGCGGCGGTGGCATCGCACGAATCCTTTCGCGGTGTTGAAAGGCACGCCGAAGCGGGCGGCGGCCGCGGTGACGGTCTCACCGGCGGCCACACGCTGGCGTATCTCCTCCACCACAGCGTCGGGCCACCGGCACCGCGCGGAGTCCTCGCCGACCGGTCGCCCGGCGGCGCTTACGGCAATCGTCTTTGTCATGTGCTTTCCTCCTGCGGCCGGAGTCTAGCCGCAATCGCCCGGCGAAAGCCGCCACCGTCGAACGGACGGGCAGGAATTCCCGCGCATCAAGGCGCGGCGGGCGGTGCTGCTGTGAGTTCATACAAAAATCCCCACGTCCACGAGCGCAGCCGATGCCGCCGGTCGGCATCCCAGGCGGCGGACTGCCCGCGCGCCCGCACCAAAAAACCGCAACGCGACGCGGCGCGTCGGGTAGGCCAGAGCACCGCCAACCCCACGGCGCCAATCCACGGCGCCACCTCACCGCACGCCGCAAGGCCGCACGGTACGCCGATCCCACGGGCTGGCGCATAGCGCCCGGCGCCACCCTTCGGCCAGGGCGATGAGCGGCCTAAAAAACCGCAGCAGTGCTTACGTGCTTATTTCGGTCAAAAACATAAACCTCCTATAGGCGTAACTAAAGGGGGTACCCCCTTGATTTTCACGTATGAGAGAAGTTACGGGAGGGGGTAGATAAGCACGTAAGCACTGCCTTTTTCTTCGGCTAACTCACGAAAAATCGGAGTTGCGTTCAAACTCACAAAAAACGGCAGTTCAGTAAGTCCTATCGCCGCAACCCAACTAACAAAAAAACGTAGTTGCGTGCCAACTCACAAAAAAAGTGAGTAGAGGCGGAGGCCCCCCCATGGCCTTGAGGGGTCCGGGGAAAGCGCGCGGCATACGGCCGGCGGGCCCGCCGGTGGTGCCTGCATCCTACGCGTGTTTGATCTATGTCAAGTGTGCTCATCTTTACTGTGCTCGTTTGTGCTCGTTTAGGTGTAATATGCACTTAACACGAATCGAGCACGATTCAACACTAATGAACACACACACTTAGGACTCCACACCATGACACCCGCCATCATCGCTCACTACCTCGTCGCAATCGCCGTCATCGCCGTTTTTCTCACAATCGCGCTCATCCGTGAGGCCCTCCTTCGTGAAGCCGCCGACCGTCGCCGTGACGAAGAATTCGACCGCATGCGCGCCGCCGATCGCGCCGCTGCCCGCCGTCGCACTGATGCCCTATATCTCGATTTCGCCCGCCGCGCCGGCGCCGCCGTGGAGCTCCCGGCGGACTGGGACCGCCTGGTCGACTTCCAGAAAGCTAGCCGCATCGCTGCCCTTCGCGAGATTGCCGAACGCATTGAGCGCCGCGCCGCTTTCGCCGCTCGCTACGGCTGCGAGGTCAAGGCATGACGGCCCGCCGCGCTCTGTCGAACCGCCTGGCCATGTGCGCCGCTGCCCTCGCAGTGGCGGCGCTTGCCGCCGGCGCGGCGGCCTCATCGGTCGACCTGACCGCCGGCGCCTACACCGTCGCAGTGGTCAAGCTGGCTGCAGGCTGCACTCTCTCTGCTCTTTTCGCTTCTCTCTCCGGCGCGCTTTTCGACGCTGCCGAAGGCTAATCACTTACTTAACTTGCTAGGACTCATCATGACCACCAACAACACCGCTGCCGCCATCGCGGCCGAAATCATCGCCACCACCAAAACGCGCATCGAACTGCGCGCCGCTGAGCTTCACGACGTCGATTGCTTCCGCCAGCTGTGCGCCTCTGCTGTCGCATGGCTCGACGCTGAGTACTTCGGCCAGGCCGATGACGATGAGGAGCACGCGGACGAGTACCGTGACCCGCTCTCTTTTGAGGTCTACCTCAACGGTCGAACCGGCGAATACATCGCCGACATTGATCTTGCCGTAGGTGGCCCCACGATCCGCGCCCGCTACGAATCCCGCTGGGGTGTGCTCACGATAACCGCCGCCTGGGGCCTCGACCGCGTGGAGATGAGCGCCCGAGACTGCGCGTTCGTCGACTGGATCGAAACTTGCGCAGACGCCTATTGCTAAAAGCCCCGCGCCCCGCCGCACCGGTGGGGTGCATATGAGAGCGCCCGGGCGTCCGGACGCTTTCACCTGCAAAACCGCAGGGCTTGACCAACCAACACACAACTAGGACTCAACACCATGACAGCTACGAACCTTTCGGCCACTCTTAATAGCGCCCACCTTTCCCCCGCCGCCCGCGGCGTGATCGCCACGCTCGCAAGCGCTGCCGTCACCGCCACCCCGCGCCCGATCGTGAGCCTGTACGACCTCTACACGTCCTCTTATGACATCGATCCGGACGGCCGCACGGTCCGCATCTATGGCGCGGCCTTTTTCCGCACTGCGCCGCGCGACGGCGTGCGATTCGCGCTGGTGCTGTCCCGCGCCGATCTGCGTGACGATGAGGCGCCCGCCTGGATCGATTTCGATTCCGATGACCTCGAGGCCGCCGGTCTCGCTCTGGCCGAAGAGACTGCCGAGGCCGCATTGCTTGATGCGCTCCGTACGCCCGGTTTCAACGTTGCCGGAGCGCCGGCCGTACTCACGACTTCGCTCATCGATTTCTATCTGCCTGCCGTCCGTGACGGCGCCGGCAGCACGGAGCACATCCGCGCGGCGTCCGGGTGGTGCCTTTTCGCCTATCCATCCGACGATGAACCGGAGCTCACGGACGTACGGGCCTATAGACGCTACAGCGACGACTATCCGCGCTGCGAAGCCCATGGCGCAGCCGATTGGGCCGATGCGCGCGATCAGCTCGATGGATATATGCCCGAGGAAACCCTTGACGCTTTCGAGCGTTTCTATCTCGAAAACAAAATCGCTTGGGCGCAGGTCCAGTAACAGTAAGCCAACGGCCGGCCGCTGCGCCGGCCCCTCAGTCTCACTAAAAAGGAATTTCGTCATGTCTTCTCTTATCGCTCTCAAGCCCCGCGCCGTCGCACTGCTCCGCGCTGCAATTCTTTTCGCTGCAAAGGATGATGTGCGCTTTTTCATTAACGCCGTTTGCATCGATCCCGACCCCGCCGCCGGCCGCGTGCGTATCGTGGCTACTGACAAAAACATGATGTTTGTAGCCACGGCGCCGGCGCAGCTCTACGGAAAGCCCACCCCCGTGCTGCTCTCTGCCGCTTCACTTAAGCCGGCGCTGTCCGCTTTCCGTGCTGCAGACATCCGCCGCGCCGGCGCTCTGACCGTCGATCCCGGCCGCCGGTACGTACGTCTATCGCTGGTCCTGGCTGACGCCAGTGTAGCGATTGAGGATGTGCTGCGCGACCGCGAAAACGAGATTGTCTCAGCGCTCGCAACGATGGCCGATGCACAGTACGTCGACTACCGCCGCGCGCTTCCGATCCCCGGCGCGATCCAGCAGGCCACGCCCCCGGCGGCGGTTAATCCGAAGCTACTCGGGACGATCTGCAAAGCCGCGGAGCTGCTTGACGATCGTTCCAGCGTCGCGCCTCATGTCCTATTTTTTGCGGCCGATGCGTACGGTCCGCAGTGCGCTGCGATCGCATCCGACGCCATCGCCGCCGTGATGCCGATGCGCGCCGATTCTGCGGAGTATGCGGACGTGTATGCAACGATCTTTTAAGCCGCCCCGCCCTCACCAGTCAACACCGGCCGCCCTTCGAGCGGCCAAATTTGGAGCATTGAGCCATGACAGCAAGGAATTTCTATCGCGTCGATGCCGCCGGCCGAATCGAAAAACTTTCCGGGGCGATTTTGAAAGAGATAACCGGCGCGGCCACGGTGGCCGCCGCAATGGATGCGATTCGCAACGACATGGCCGGCCGCGAGGACTTCGCAGAAATTTGCTTTTCGTATCTCGAGGCGTGCGCCATAGCCCGCACGCGCAAGGAGCGCAGCGAATGATCTACGTAATCGTCCTACGTCAAGCCGCGCGGACTGGTGACCGCTGGCAGGTGCTGCCCCGTGCTTACTACTCCGTATGTGAGGCCCTGGCCGACGCCCGCCGCTCCCGCCTGCGGTTTCCGCTGCTGGACTTCCGCGTAGTGCGCAGACCGACAGCCGAAAATCTACCGTACATCTATCGATGGTAGCGCCCACGCGGCCGGTGTCATGCCGGCCCGCAGAGGAAAGCCTACAGCCCCGCGCCGCGGGCTTTTCTCTGCGCAGTAACCCGGGACTGCATACGCCGCCCCGCCCTTCACTTTCATTTTTTGGGAGGCTCTATCGTGAGTCTTGAAGCTGAAATCCGAGCCCTGACCGATGAGGTCAAGACCCTGGCCACCATCGCCCGCGCCATCGTCGCCGGTCGCTCTCTCAACGCCGACACGGCAGCGCAGGAGGCCCCGACCACCGGCGCGCCCGAAGAGACGCCCGCACCCGCAACCCCCGCCCGCGCCGAAGCTGCCGCCCCGGCCGCTCCGGAACCCGTGGAGGATCCTGCCGAAGCCCCTAAGGCTGAACTGGCTCCCGAAGCCGCCGCCCCCGCGGCAGAGCTCGAAAACGTGCCGAAGGACCCCGCCGGTTTCATGGCCGCGCTTCACGCGCTCGTCGTCGGCCGCTCCGACGCCAAGGATGTCATGCGCGCCGCACTTGAGGCCATCGGCGCCAGCTCTTTCCGCACGCTGGACAGCGCTCGCTACGCGGAGGCGCTTGCAGCCGTCAAGGCTGAACTAGCGAAGGCGGAGGCGTGACCATGGCTAAGCATGCTCTCATTAGCCCCTCGAGCTGCGAGCGCATCGCCTACTGCCCGGCGTCCGTCCTTCTTTCCAAGGACGCGCCGGGGGACTCCAGCCCTTACGCAGAAGAAGGCACCGCGGCACACCGCTGGTGTGAGCTCGAGTTGCGGGCGAAGTTTGCGGGCCGCGACCTAAACCGCGCCGAAGCCGCAGAGCGCGCGGCCATCAAGCTGTCTCACGACGGCATGGAACCTCACGTGCGCGAGTATGTGTCCCACGTGGCTGAACTGGCCGGGGGCGCTCTCTATCGCGCCGTTGAGGTCCGTCTTCCAGTCACGCCGGTCACGGGCGAGCCCGACGCCTTCGGCACGGCCGACTGTGTGGTTATCGACGGCGACGGTGTGCTCCACATCATCGACTTCAAGTACGGCGCCGGCGTCAAAGTCGAAGCGAAGCACAACGCGCAGCTCGGCGTCTACGCGCTTGCCGCCATGGCTGAACTAGACCCCGAAGGCATGATGTTCGGCATCGAAAAGATCGTGCTCCACATCATCCAGCCGCGAATGGACAACGTATGTGCGTGGGCGGTCGACCGTGCAGCACTTGAGGGGGAGTTCCTCACGAATATCCGCCGCGCGGCCGATCGTGCGCTCTACCTGGTCGAGCATCCCGAAGACCTGAAGGAGGACTACCCCTTCCTGCCGCTCGAGGGCTCCGGCATGGCGCCAGAAGGCGATTTCGCGATCCCGAACGATCACATCTGCCGCTTCTGCAAGGCGAAGGCGATCTGTCCGATCCTGCATCGGTCCACGGTGGAGGCGCTCGAAGCGGACTTCGAGGATCTCGCTTACGTCGCCGAGGCTGAACAAGCCGCGCCCGTCGCGCTCCCGAGCTCGATCCCCGTGCCGACCACGCCCGAGCGCCTGGCGGCCGCATACAGCTGGCTCAAGGTGATTCGCATGTGGTGCGACGCCGTGGAGGGCGCCATGTACGACCGTCTCAACAGCCATGGCGAGACCGAAGGCTACAAGCTCGTCGCGGGTCGCCCCGGTCCGCGCAAGTGGACGGATGCCGAAGCCGCCGAGGCTGAACTGCGGAAAGCCCTCAAGGTCGATCAGGCATACGACCGAAAGGTCATCTCGCCGACCACAGCCGAGAAGCTCCACAAGGCGGGCGAGATCGGACCCAAGTACTGGGCTCGACTCTCAAACCTCATTGGCCGAAGCGACGGCAAGCCTCTGATCGTGCCCAGCACGGACGAGCGCCCCGCGTTGACGCCGCAACTCGAGAACGACTTTGACGATCTCGACCCCAAGGCTGAACAAGCCAATTAAACCCTGTCATTTTTGAAGGAAATACAAATGGCAAAACTTACTGCTGAAGAGCGCAAGAAGCTCCACCTCGTGCTGCGCAAGGTGCGCATCGCCTACCCGGAAGTCTTCGAACCGAAGCACAACGACCTCTCTGGCAAGGACGAGTACTCCGTGCAGGTTCGCCTCTACGAGGACAACCCCGAGCACATGAAGATCGTGGAGATGATTAATGCCGCGAAGGAAGTGGCCGCTAACGCCTTCTGGGGCAGGGACGCCAAAGCCTTTAATGCCCGTGTCGAGAAGATCGACAACAACAAGGGGCTCCGTCACAACGACGAGGGCGGCTTCTACTTCCTGAGCGCCAAGCGCCGTCCCGACCAGCAGGCCCCGCGCATCGTCGGTCGTGACCGCACGGTTGAACTGCGCCCCGAGGACGGAAAGATCTACAGCGGCGCTGTCTGCAACGTTGTCGTGGATCTCTGGTGCTACAGCGGAAAGGCGAAGAATGGCACGCCCATCCAGCCTGGCTTCTCCTTCACGCTCTGTGGCATCCAGTTTGTTGAAGACGGCGATCCGATCGGCGGCGCTTCCGTCGCCGAGGACGATGACTTCGATGATCTGAAGGCGGACGACGATCCGGACTTCACCGACATTCCTTAACGAGCTAACGCGACTTTGAACAAAGCCCCCTCTTCTCCCCAGAGGAGGAGGCTTGATCCAGAGCCGCGGGGGAAACCGCTCGGAACGCAGAGCCGTAGCGGGTCGGGTGATTCATCAGGCAGTAATGCCGGAGTTCTAGCACCACGATCACACAAGGATGAGCATCTGCAGCTCTTGCCGCACGGCAAGCCCTCATCCTCCCCCAAGGGCTCCCCAGTTTTTCAAAGGAATCTCACATGGATCAAATTCACAAGCCGACAGAAGATGAGCGGCAACGCCGCATAGGGCGTCTCGTTGCCGGCAAAGAGATCGTAGATGTCGTCGGCTGGTACGCGATGCCTTCGGCCGCGAAGCGCTGGCTTGTCGTCGCCCATTGCCCCTTCTGTGGGAAGCCCTTCAAGGTGAAAGAACTCAGCCTCTACAGCAAAGCCGTCAACTGCGGATGCCGCCCCCGCGCAAACGGCGTCGCGTTGCGCGAGAGCGGGAACCTCACGATCAGTGGCGAGCGCTGCTCGGTTGCGGAGGGGGAGCGCCGACGCGAAGAAGCGATCAAGGCCGCGGCAATCCGCCGGCATGACAAGGCTGAACAAGACGGCCCGCAGTACGTGCCCGAGAACCCGTCTCTCAAAAAGTGGTATGGGCGGGATGCGATGGACCGGTTCACGAAGGATCGAGTCTTCGTGTACTGGATGACGCTGGACCGCGCCGCCTGCTGCCCCGCATGGCAGGACTTCGAGAAGTTCTACGGCTGGGCGATCCGCAACGGCTACTCCCGTGAAAAGGTGCTCGTACGCCTTGACCCGACCAAACTGATGAGTCCTTTGACTTGCAAATGGAGTCTTCCATGAAATACCTTTTCGCGGACCTTGAGACCTTCTCTCCGCTCAATCTCCCCCAAGTCGGCAGCTTCCGTTATGCGGAAGACTGCGAGATTCTGCTGTGGGGCTACGCCATCGACAACGAACCCGCCCGCGTCTGGGACTGCACGAACCCGCAGACCAAAGAGATGCCCGAAGCGCTTGCCAAGGCGCTCAAGGAAGTGCAGGCGGGCGAGCGCAAGATCGTCTGGCACAACGGCATGATGTTCGACACGGTTGTGCTTGCCGCCCACGGCTACCACATCCCGCTCGAGATGATCGTGGACACCATGGTGATGGCGTACCAGCACGGGCTCCCCGGCGCTCTTGGCGACCTCTGCGACGTGCTTCGCATGCCGACCGACAAATCGAAGGACAAGGACGGCAAGCGTCTCGTCCAGCTCTTCTGCAAGCCGCAGCCTGAGTGCTACAAGGTGCGTCGCCATGACCGCTACACGAAGCCCGAGGACTGGATCAAGTTCGTCAACTACTGCAGGCTCGACGTGGCGGCGGAGCGTGAGCTCTTCAAGGCTTTGCCGAAGTGGAACTGCACGGAGTGGGAGCACCGCCTGCAGGTGCTCGATGCCGAGATCAACCGCCGCGGCATGCAGATCGACGTCGACCTTGCCGAGGCCGCGGTTGAACTATCCGAGCGGAACAAGAAGCTCCTGGCCGAGGAGACTCAGCGTCAGACGAACGGTGAAGTCGGTGCCGCCACGCAGCGTGATGCGCTCATCGACTACATGGCTCGCGAGTACGGCTGGAAGATCGACACGATGACGAAGGCCGAGCTTGAGAAGCGGGTGGACGACCCGTCTGTACCGGAGCCCGTTCGTGAGCTCCTGAAGCTTCGTCTCATGTCTACGAAGACCTCGATCCAGAAGTTCAAGGCGCTTCTGCGGCGCGTCAACAAGGACGGGCGCATGCGCGGCGGGCTCCAGTTCCGTGGGGCTTCGAGAACCGGGAGGTGGTCGGGTAGGGGCTTTCAAGGCCAGAACCTGGCTCGCCCCACAGTTTCACAGAAGGAGATCGACTTCGCTACCGAAGTGCTCAAGCAGCGAGACGGTACGTTCGAGTGCTTCTACGACGACCCATCGGTCATCCTTCCCAACCTTCTCCGCGGCGAGATCATCGCACCTGCCGGCAAGAAACTGATCGTCGCCGACTACTCCAACGTGGAAGGCCGTGTGCTCGCCTGGCTTGCCGGTGAGGAGTGGAAGCTTCAAGCCTTTCGAGACTTCGATGCGGGGCACGGCCACGACCTCTACAAGCTTGCCTACGCCAAGGCGTTCGGCGTGAAGCCTGAGGACGTGACGAAGCCCCAGCGCCAGATCGGCAAGGTGCTCGAGCTCGCGCTCGGGTATGGCGGAGGAGCCGCGGCGTTCGCCCGTTTCGCATCTGGGTATGGGATGAACCTCAACGAGATGGCCGAGTACGTGAAGTCGAGCGCACCGCGCGCCGACTGGCTCGATGCTGCCGACAGCTACTCGTTCTTTGCAGAAAAGAAGATGACGGGAGGGCTTGAGCGCGAGACCTTCATCGCTTGCGAGACCTTGAAGCGTCTGTGGAGAAAGTCGAACCCCAAGATCGTCCAGTTCTGGGCGAACGTCGGACAGGCCGTGCAGAAGACCATCGTCTCTCGAGAGAGTGTTCGCGTCGGCTACGTCGCCTTCGCCAGGACCGAGAGCTTCCTCGTCATCCGCCTTCCTAGCGGGCGTCTGCTCTGCTACCCGTCGCCCAAGACGAATCCGGGGGTCGGCAAGGACTCTTTCACCTATATGGGCGTCAACCAGTTCTCGCGCAAGTGGGAGAAGATCGAGTCATACGGCCCGAAATGCGTGGAAAATGCCTGTCAGGCAGTCGCTTGCGATCTCCTCTCCGAAGGGCTTCTCCGCATGGACGCTGCGGGCTACAAGACCGTGCTGACCATCCACGACGAAGCGATCACGGAAGCGCCCGACACCGACGAATTCACCTTCAAGAAGATGGAGCATCTGATGTCGACGCTGCCCGACTGGGCGCCCGGGCTTCCTCTCGTAGCGGCGGGCTACGAAGCCTACAGATACAGGAAGGATTAGACCATGGAAAAAGAGAAAGACCGGTGCCTGACGCCTCGCGAGTTGGAAATCCTACAGCTCACAGCGAAGGGCCTCGAGCAAAAGCAGATCGCAGAAATCCTGGGCATCGCATTCCAAACTGTTGTTACGCACAGGAAAAAACTTTTCAAGAAGCTGGGTGTCCACAACGTCGCCGAAGCGGTTTACGAGACCTTCCAAATGGGGTTTTTAAAGGTTCAAAAATGAAAAAGCGAAACAAGAAGTACCGTCCGAAGCGCACGCACGCCCCTTCTTTCATCTACTCCGTGACGCTGGGGGAGTTGACGGAGGGGGACCGCGCGAGGTCGGACATCCATCCGTACGTCCACCTCGATGTTCTGCGCCGTGGCGAGGGGGACGAAGAGGACGCATGGCACGTCCAGTCCGCGCTTCGCCACGCGTGGGTCCTGAGCCAGGGGTTCGAGGAGAAGACGACGATGAGGCTCACTTTCCTTCTCGCGTTCGCCTCGCTCAACTGCATGGCGCAGCTCAAGAAGCGGGAAGAACCTGAGCTGCCGGATGCGCTCTTCGAGCCCGTCGACATGGCGCTTGAGTACCTGAAGCGGATGAAGGACTCGTGCAACCGCTCCGAGCTCCTGAAGTCCATGTGGGCGCTTGAGGCGTCCGGTCACATCTTCGACATCCCGACAGGCTCCGGCTTCCTTGTCGACCCCGTCAACGATGACGACTTCGACAAGGTGCAGGGCCGAGGAGGCTTCGCGGTCATCAACAAGAAGACCCGACGGGGTTGGATTGAACGAAACGAAGCCATGAACCGCTGGGAGTGGCACTGTCATGACGAGGATGTCGTGGTGCCGATAACCAAACCATTTGTCCTTTTACTTTACACACCTATCAAACCATGAATCGCATTACCCATCAATACCCTTTGCCGACCTGCGCCATCCACGGCGAAGACAGCTCTGTGCGTGTTACCGCCCGCGTGGTCGGCGTCTCCAAGGTGGGCATGCCCAAGGTCGTCATCGACATGGATGGCGTCAAGGGCATCCCGCTGACTGAGATCCACAAGCTCGAAACCTTTCTGACGAGCGTCTACGACTGGCGCCGTCTCGCGTTCAACAAAGGAGAGATCAAGTGAACGACAACATCAACCACCCGAAGCACTACGAAGATGCGGGCTACCTCGTTCAGCCCATCGACGTGTGCCAAGAATTGCCCTTCTGCCTGGGCAACGCCGTCAAGTACCTCTGCCGCGCCGGCAATAAGGCGGGGTGCCCCGAGCTCGAGGACCTGAAGAAGGCCCAGTGGTACCTCAATCGGCAGCTTGCCCTCCTCGACAACGGCCCCATTGCCGCTGTTCTGTCGGCCAGAGGGGCCTGTGCCGCACGCTTCATCGCGGAGAAGCACAACGGTCCGCTCCGTTGGCTGTTCGAGAACGGGATCTGCGGTGCCGCTGGCAACGGCTTCGTCGTCCTGAGGACGGATGTTGCCTCCGGCTTAGCGGCAGTGGGCGTGGCTATTGACCGACTCGTCGAGCAGAAGGAGGACGAAGAATGACGATCACCCCATGGACGATTTACCTCATCACGTTACTTGGAGACGTCAGGGATGCCGCCAAGCTTTTGACCGTTGTCGGAGCCGCAGTGGTTGCCCTTCAGGTCCTGTATGTCTGTCTTTGCTTCGACGTATCCATGAAAGACGTCACGGTCATTGAAAAGCTTAAGGAGATGAAAGGGTTCTTTAAGAAGGTTGCTGCGGCCACTGCGGTTTGCGGCGCCATTACGATCCTCGTCCCCAGCAGCACGACGCTCGCGGCCATGTACGTCCTGCCTGCAGTCGTCAACTCCGAACTGGTGCAGGAGCTTCCGGGCGAACTTGTCGAGCTGGCCAGGGGCTACGTTAAGAGTTTGATTGAGGAGCAGAAGAAGTGAGATACAGACTCAAAGACCGCGAGTTGCAACGCAAGCTCGACGAGGCTACCGATGGAGAGTTCTCCCGACGGCTTCAAACCGACCGTGAGCGTATGGGCAGGATGATCCTCATCGGCTGCATGGGCATGATAGAGGATAGAAGACGGCATCACCACACCAAGATCCAGAGGATGACGCTTTGCTTCGCAACGGACGAGATCGAAGAAGTCGCAGAGTACGACCCGCACGGATGGAACGACTTTCCCGAAGTCGAGCCGCCCGAAGGCGTCTTGATGCGCGTCGAGTGCCGCGATGGAAGAAAGGCCTGCGCCAAGTATCGGCTCTTTATCGAAGGAGGCTCATGGTGCAATGTCAATGGCGGGGCTTGGCCTGAGGCGTACAGCCAAAGCGTTGCCCGCTTCCGCCCGTGGGACGATCCGGAGGACGAGGAATGATAAAGGGATCAGGGAAACTCAACAAAGAAACGTATGAAAGCCTGCTCAAGCAGGGGATCTCCGCGGAGGACATCCGCAAGGGCGAGAAAAACCTGCGGCTTGTGGCGCACCAAACGCCGGGAGCCAAAGAGTACGGTTTGTCTTGGGCTATGCAACTCCACTTTGAGGGAAAACTGCGTTGGGTTGCCTTCCCGATGGAGTGTTGGGTAGGAGTTTTGAGAGACGAGGAGGACAAGAAATGAGGCCTGAAAGAGAATACAGACGCATGGCAATCGTCGCTTTGGACTTCATCCAGAAGTACGCGACTGCAGGAAAAGAGGGCTGGAAAGGTCAAACTCCTCCGACCATGGAGGAAGTCGACTCGGTTATCCGCGACCTGTCCTATTTCGTTGGAGCGCTGAAGGACTATCGCTCGATCCGCATCCAGATGATGAAGGAGAAAGAGGAATGACGCCCGAAGGAAACCTCGTAGCCTACCTGTGCAAGCGGGCGAAGGCAGAAGGCTTCCGTGTGCGCAAGCTCTCCTACGAAGGGCGCCACGGAGCGCCGGACCGACTGATCCTTGCGCCGGGCGCAGCCGTCTTCGTGGAAGTGAAGGCGCCGGGGCAGCGGCCCCGCCCTGAGCAGACGCGCGAGCTTGCCATCTTCAATGACAGCGGGCTTCACGCCTGCTGGGTGGCGTCCAAGGAGGACATTGACAGCGTGCTCACGGAGCTCTCGCTTCGCTCCTGGCACGCACTGGAGGAAGACCCGTATGTGTGATGCCCTTTTCGGGATGTTCGTTACGCTGCTCCCGCTCCTCGCCGCCGGGCTTGTCGCGTGGATTCTGTCCTGGTGCGAAGACAAGGGGAAATCATGAAGTTCACCCCTCGCCCCTACCAGCGGTTGATCGTTAACCACATATTGACCAACCCTCGCTGCGCGTGTTGGTGCTCAATGGGCATGGGTAAGACGTCATCGACGCTCTACGCCATCAACCTTCTCCAGTCGGTAGAAGGCGTAGGCCCCGCGCTGATCCTCGCCCCGCTCCGTGTGGCCGTATCGACGTGGCCGGATGAGGTCGCCAAGTGGGAGGACTTCTCCCACATGCGTGTCTCCGTCCTCTACGGCTCGAAGGCGCAGAGGAAGAAGGCGCTCAATGAGAAGGCCGACATCTACTGCGTCAACTACGAGTCCCTCCCCTGGCTGGTCGAGGAGCTCGACGGCAACTGGCCGTTCGACATCATCGTCGCCGATGAGGCCACGCGCCTGAAGAGCTTCCGCACCCGCTCGGGTGGGTCCCGTGCGAAGGCACTTGGCTCCGTGGCGTGGCGTTCCGAGTTCTTCATAGAGCTCACAGGGACACCCGCCTCGAACGGGCTCCTCGATCTCTGGGGACAGTTCTGGTTCTTGGACAAAGGCGAGCGCCTTGGCAAGACGATGCGCCGATACCAAGAGGTCTACTTCACGCCTATCCGCGTGGGCGCCAACGCCTTCGCGGTGAAGTACGAGCCCCGCGGGTTCGCCGAGAAAGCGATCCTTGAGAAGACGCAGGACATCGCGCTCAAGCTCAACGCCGAGGACTGGTTCGGCATCCAGAAGCCCATCGTCATGACAGTGGAGGTAACGCTCGACGAGAAGGTGATGAAGGCGTACCGAAGCCTCGAGCGGAACCTCTACGTCGAGCTGGGCGAGTACGCCGTCGACACAGCCAACGCGGCCACGAAGACGTCTGCCTGTCTGCAGCTTGCCTCCGGCAACCTCTACGAAGGCGAGGAAGTAACGCCTGACTTCGAGCGGCTTGCCGAGGCGAAGGCCGCACAGTCGGTAGAACGCGTCGACGGAGGGACGACGAAGCCTTACTTCCACGTCCACGACAGCAAGCTCCGTGCGCTCGCCTCCATCGTGGAGGAAGCCAGCGGCATGCCGATCCTCGTGGCGTACCAGTTCAAGCACGAGCGCGACAGGATCCTCTCCTACTTCAAGGGATCCCGCGTGCTCGACAAGAACCCGCAGACGATCCGCGACTGGAATGCCGGCAAGATCCCGATGCTCCTTGCGCACCCCGCCTCGTGCGGCCACGGCCTCAGCATGCAGGACGGCGGGAACATCCTCGTCTTCTACTCCACCGGGTGGAACCTCGAGGAGCACGAGCAGATCATCGAGCGCATCGGACCGACACGACAGGCGCAGGCGGGGCATCCGCGCCCCGTCTTCGTCTACAACATCATCGCAAAAGACACCTTGGACGAGGTCGTACAAGAACGAATCAAAACCAAGCGCAGTGTCCTCGACCTGCTCATGGAAAGGAGAAAAGCATGAAACCGCAAGAACTGATGACCGCAAAGCAGGTGCGTACCTATGTAGGGTGCGCCCCCAACACCCTTACGAAGGCTGTGCGTGAAGGACGCTTTCCCGCTCCTGCCCTCATCCTCGGCCGCCAACGATGGCGAAAAGCGGACGTGGACGAGTACCTTGAGCGAGCGTTCAAGGTCGCACAAGCAAGGCGAGTGGGTGCATGAAAGGGAATCCGTAGTCCAGACTAAGAATGCGCGAGGAATAGAGGCATTTCGAGCCGACGCTTCGTGCAATTTGAATGGAGGATTTGCTATGGGTGAATTCGCTAGTAAAGGTGTCGCGGGTAGCGGCCTGGGTCTCGGCATTGCCGGGACCGCGTTGGGGCTTCTCAACGCTAATGGAAACGGCTGCGGCCTTCTTGGCGGGCTGTTTGGCGGCGGCAATTGTCAGAACGCTCAGGCTGGCATGGCGCTCAATGCTCTGGCTGAAAAGGACGCGAAGATCGCGGAACTGACGGCCATGCGCTACAGCGACAACCAAGATGCGGCGGTCTACAAGCAGACGCTTGCCGACAACAAGACGCTTCGAGACGAGATGTACGCCTACATCACGCCGATTGCGCAGGAGTCCGCGGCCAATCGCGAACGCGTGGCGGTGCTCGAAGCACAGCAGAAGTGCGAGATCGAGAAGGCCCTCCTCCGAGAGCAGATCGTCACGCAGAAGATCGACCGCGTCGCCTCCGACTGTGCATGCGGCCTCAACAATCTGGCCACCGAGGTCGGCTGTCTCAAGGCTCGTGTCAACGCCATCACGAAGGAGGTCGTGCCGCTTGGCGCGATCTGCCCGCAGCCGATGCCCCGTTACAACGAGTGGACGTCTCCCGAAGGCGCGACTCAGGTGACGGTCTCCAATCCCGCCCGAACGACGGCGCAGCAGTAACCGGTAGGAGCGCGTCATGAACGTTGAAGTCTCCCAGATACCGACGATTGCCAGCGAATTCATCACCACGGTGGTCATGCCGAAGGCACCCACCGGGCTCCTGAAGTTTGGCATCGGCTTCGTCTCCCCCTACATCCGCGACGCCGTAGCGGTGCGTGTCGAGCAGTCCCTGCCGACGCTCAAGATGCTCGGCATCGTGGCCGAAGGGAAGGTTGATCTTGACCGTGCATCCGCGGCCGCCTACGCCGCGCTCGAAGAGGCCGGCGGAAAGGTGGAGCTTAGCGGCTACATGGTCGACAAGGCGGACATTGACGCGCTCCTTGAGATCGCGAAGAAACACGCGGTCGACTAAGGAGAAAGTCATGGACTTGAAGGACATGCGAAAGATGCAGGGTGAGCGCACCGAAGAAGAGCTTCTGGAGAAGATCGACAAGATCCTCGACGACGCTCGGGACGGTCACTACAGCCTGACATCCCAGAACCTGGAAGATCTTTGTGACGCGTGGGAGTGCATCAAGCACATCCGCACGGTTCTCGCTATGGATCGTTAACCACGCAGGGGGGCGATCCAGTCGTCCCCTTACGCAACCCCTACTGCGGAGAGAGCCATGTAGATGTACCGCATAGTGACTAAGTAGGCGGCGAAGGACGCGGCAAAAGCGGCGCGCATGTTCCGATCTTGTGCGAGTTCCATGAGCTGCTTTCGTTCCTCCCTGGAGCGTTTCGTATCTTTTGCATATAGCGTTTTAGTCGCCGAGCTAAGCCAGTAGGTCGCAGATATGAGCGAAGCAACTGCGACGAGAACATCCAATATCGTCAGAAACATTTTCAAAAACTATGCCAGAGAAAGATCCAAATTCGTGGGCGTCACTGCGCGCTTTGCTTCCGATCCTTTTCGGAGCCGGCGGTGGCGTTGTCAGATATTACTGTCTAATCAAGTCTGGACGCACATTCAAATTCTTTGAATTCATCGGGGACATGCTGTCCTCCATATTCGTTGGCTGCGTCCTCTACATGCTCGCGGAAGGGCTCGGACAGCCTACCGAAGTCAGCGCTGTGTGCGCGGCCATCGGCGGAAATATGGGCGCACGTGCCTTCCAGATCGTCGAGCATTTTTTTGAAAAAAAACTTGGCATACAGGAGAAAGCCCATGAGTGAAACAAGACATCTTGCGGCTTGGCCTGTCGAACTGGCTGCCGATTTCATTGAACAATGGGAAGGCTTCCGCGAGACGGCGTACCTATGCCCCGCGGGCGTGCTCACCATCGGCTTCGGCCACACTGGATCCGACGTGAAGGAAGGGCAGGTCGTGACGTACAAGGAGGCCTACGACATGCTCCTTGAAGACCTCAAGCGCTACGCCTCGGGCCTTGCCTTCTGGGTCAACGTCTACCTAACCGAAGGCCAGTACGTGGCGCTTATGAGCCTTGCGTACAACATTGGCGTGGACGGTGTCGTCCACAAGTGCCCGAAGCTCATGCGCGCCGTGAATGCCGGCGACGAAGAAGAAGCCGCCCGCCAGTTCTTGGACGTAAACAAGGCCAACGGCAAAGTCCTGCCAGGACTCACGCGCCGCCGTCAGGCAGAAGCGAAGCTCTATCTGGGAGAGTGACAATGGACTGGGAGGAAAGACTGATCAGAGAAAGAAACGAGCTTGAGGACAGGCTCGACCGTCTATGCACCTTCATGGTCGGGTTCACCTACCCGAAGCTAGACCAGCGCACGAAGTCCTTGCTTCGCATCCAGCGTGGGCTGATGGAGGACTATCTCGAGGTTCTGGAGATGAGACTTGAACACCCCAAACGCGAGGCAAAAGACTGATGTCTGCCGCAGACATTTTCTTCGTCGGGCTCTTGATTTTCATCTTCGCATCGGGCGACTGGTCATGGGTTGGCGTAGCGCTCATGGTGATAGGAGCACTGAAATGAAGGACAAGATCATCGCGGTCGTCGCGCTCACCGCCGCCTTCCTTGGCGGCTACCAGTTCGCGGCCGCGCTCTATGGCGAAGACATCGCCACACTGAAGGAAGATTACGCCACGCGCTCACAAGCGCTGGAGGAGAAGTATCGTGCAAAGGAGCAATCAACCATCCAGAAGCTCTCGGAAGCATGGGCGCTGCGTGATGCCGCTCTTGGCCACGTCGATGATTTGTCTGGCGAGCTTGAGCGGGTGCGCCTCGAAGCCGACGCCGCCCGCCGTCGACTGTCCGGAGCCGGTCCGGATTCCTGCAAGTCTTGCAGAGAGCAGCTTGCCAGATGCTCGGGCATTGTCGTCCGAGGCGCGGAGTTGGTTAAACGAGGCGTCGAGCTTTCTGAGAGGGCTGCGATAGACAAGGACGCCGTGGTCCACCTAACAAAATAGGCCGCTTTGTGCTAACTTATGCCTGCTGACTTCACGATCAGCAACTCCGAAAAAAAGTGGGACTTCAGTTGAACGATTACCCCCAGGGATGCACACTCCTTGGGGGTTTTCTTTTACACGTTCGGAAGGAGATAGTCTGCCCACTCTTGCATCAGCTTGCGCCTCTGCTCCAGCAGATCATCACGCTGATACGCGCGGAAGACGTTGTTCCCCACAGCGTGCATCAACTGCTTCTCAGAGACGAGGAAGTTCTTCTCGTTCTTCGCGCACCAGTCGGAGAAGGTGGAGCGCATACCGTGAAGCGTCATGTCGTCACGACCGCTCGCGTGCTTGACCGCATAGAGCGCGGTCCCTTGGTTAATAGCCGATCGCCCACGCCCCTGGAAAAGGTAGTCCCCACTGGTATCGAGCCGGTCGATCAGGCGAAGTAGTTGGCGCGTGAGCGGCACCACGTGTGGGTACGGCTTCTTGTCCTTGCGGCGTTCTTGCGGCACGGAGAAAGTCTTCTCCTCAAGGTCGATCTCGTCCCACTTCCCTTTGATGTATTCGTTTGCACGGCCTGCGGTGAGCGCGCCGAAAACCACGGCGAGCGAGCTCACCCTGTCTTCCATCCACAGTTTTCCGATCAACTCTCGGAGCTCTTCGGGAGTTATCGCGGTGTGGTGCTTTTCCGGCATTGAGCGACGCACGAGCCCCATGGGCGGGAGCGAAGCGTCAAGGCACCCCTTCCACTCCGCGGGGTTCGACTGGATGAGCCCTTCACCCTTCGCGACGTTGAGGATGCCATAGAGGCGCATGCGGAGGTCTTTTCCTCTGCGCGGTTTCGTCGTCCACCACTGGCGCAGGAATGTCGCCACGTCGTCGCGAGCGATCGCGTCCAAGCGCTGCTTGCCGAACGCCCCCTTGAGCACGCCGATGTCGCACCGCCACGCGGCCTCGGTCTTCGCCCCGGTGAAACCGCGCAGGTAAAGGATCTTCTCGAAGGCGTGGTCGACATACTCGCTGAAGGTCGGCATGGACGCCTTCACTTCCGCGGCTTTCTTCTCCGCCTTCTCTTTGGCGATCTGATCCTTGGGGTCGATGCCCTGTGCCACCAGCGCCTTGAGCGGCGCCACCTTGGCAAGGACGGCGGAGAGCGGTTGGTCTGCGGACCCGAGACCCAGCTCACGGCGCTTACCGTTGAGCTGGTACTTGTACAGCCAGGAGCGGCTGTGCGTCGTCACGCGCAGATAGACGCCCCTCTCATAGCAGTGGATGCCGATCGGCAGGGTTGGGATGGACTTCACGTTGAACATACACTTCTCATACAGTTGGGTTGATGTTGGATGCAGTGCTTTAGCACACTTTGAAGCACTACAAACTCACAAGTCGTATGAGATTGAGGCGTTTTGACTCTTCTTAGCCTAGCATAAAGCTAACGAAGTTACGCCCAGTTGGCGGCCTGAATGCGGGCGTCGATGCCGCGGATGCGGGCGGCGAGCGCGTCGGCCTCGTGCTTGCGGGCGACAACGTCGATGACGGGCACGACGCGGACATCATCCGCGCTGCGGCGCTCGATGCGCTCGGACGCCCTGTCGGCGACGCCCGACAGGATGTTGAAGCGGCGCACGGAGACGTCGCGCTCGGCGATCCAGTCCGCAAGCGGACGACCGTCGACCACAGTCTCCCTGTTCGTGCGGGCGATGCGCACCATCAGGGTGCGGAGCTCCTCGGCGGTTGAGTCGAGGAGCGCGAAGAGCCTTTCGGGATCCTCGCTCACGGCGTCGCCCTCCTGAATGCGGGCGTTGGCCCTGAGGCGGCCCTCGATCGAGGAGAGCCGCGCGTCTAGCGCCTTGCGCTCAGCGAGCGCTTCTGCAAGCCTCATACTATGTCTCCCAACCTGCGGCGCAGCTCAGAGCGTGATCTGCATGGTCTTGAGACCGGGGATCATGCTGCTTTCGGCGTAGCGGACCGCCTGGGCCTTCTCGGGATGGAGACCGAGGATCTGACCGTCGCGCAGGCCCTTGCCCGTCTTGAGCGTGTAGGAAGCAACCGTGTAGAGGAATTCCTGGATCACCTCGGGCTTTTCGGCGGTCGGACTGATCTCGAGCTCGTTGTGACCGAGGAAGCTCATGCCCATGGTGAAGGCGACGAAGTTGGTCTCGTCGGCCTTCGCGATCGCGAAGGTGACGAGATTAAAGAGCGGAAGTTCGCCGCCCTTCATGACGGTGGCGCCCTCACGGTAGCCATCCGTGCCGAGAATCGTGGAGCCCGTGTCGATGGCAAGGGCCGAGGGCTGGTTGCAGAGCGAGGAAACCACCTTGACGAGCACCTGGGCGGCCTCGACAAGGGAGGCGGTCTTCGGAATCGCAGCAACGGCGAGGTGGGCGCGGTGCAGTTGGGCCATGGCGCCCGCCTGCGGCCAGAGCGGGTTCATGGCGGCGTGCATGCGGGCCATCTCGGCGGGAAGCGGTTCTTCGAAGAGCTTCACGGCGATGACGGCGCCCTCGGCCTCGAACACGAGGGACTCGGAGGCGTCGGCGGGCAAGTCCTTCTCGGGCACCGTGATCTCCCATTCCTGGGCAAGGGTCGTGGCGAGAAGCTTCGGATCCCATTCGGCACCGGACAGCAGGACGGAGGCCTCAACGGGCGTGATCTGGACTTCGGATTCGGAAGCGTTGGTTTCTTCGGTCATGATGAACTTCGTGTTTGTCTCAAAGGGATGTGCGGCTTCGAGCAGCGCTCTCCTCGGGCGCCGGACCGCATGGATCAGGCATTATAGCCCGCCGGTCCGCTGCGCTTTCCCTCCCGCGTTCCTCAGGACCGTGATGCCGGGCGAGGACGACCGCATCCCGTACGCCGTGGTCTGCAGACACTCGCCGCTCCGGGCTGCCGAGGACCTAGAACTGCACGGGAACGAGCCGGACATGCCTGTTGAAAGTAAACAACTCTCGACTAAAGTCGAAAGCTTTATTGTCACCTGCTAAAGCAGGCTCAACATAGGGCTTGTTTACACCAGCCCCTGGGTTATCAGCAGACAACCCAGACGTTGCAGATTCCGACCTCCATTGAGGTCGCTGTGCGCTCTGTAACCACAGTTCTTGCAAACAAATCGGTGCTTCTGCCGTGTTCCGATGGCATTGCAATGCGGACAGGTTTGCGACGTATAGCGAGGGGCAACGAAGATCACTTCGATACCCGCTCTACAAGCTTTGTCCACTATCTTCTGCTGAAGCTCCCTGAAGGGCCAGCGGTGC